TCATCATCCCAAAGTGCTTCTTGGACTGGCTGTTCTAATGAACTACCGTTTTCAACAATCATCGCATATTTTTTTAATAAGTCTGAACTCATTTTAATAATCCTTTTAACATGCCTGTGTATTTTTTCCATAAGTTGCTGTCTTCTCTAACAGCCATCGGATTGTCACCTGGGTATTCTTTGCGGAATTGTTCCTTGCTACGATGTAAATCATCACCGCTAGGAATAGCAGCACTTACTGGGCCAATTTTTTCGTTTGGTGTATTAGTATATTCAATATCACGTTCTTCATCAACTTCTACTTCAACAGGTTCAACAATGCCTTGTGCGATCGCTGTTTCTGCGTCATGCGGCAATTCAACCGCAAGTGCTGTTGGAGCTTCTACTTCTTCCATGCCTGCTAACTTACGGAATAAGTTAAGCGCATCTTCTTGACCATTAGCAGTAATGCTAACGTTGATATCTTCTTTAACTGTGTAACGTTTACCGTCAACTTCAAACTCTTTAGCACCGCTGGCTTTAGCAGCCGCTAATGCGCCTGAAAATTCGTTGCCTTCTGCCATATCAGCTTCATTAACAACATCTGCGGCAGCATAGAATTTATCATGGCTGAAGCGTGGGTTTTGTTGTTTAAATATATCAGCGTGATGTTGTGCTAACTCTTTACGTTTAGCCTCATCTGGAATATTTTTAATTAAATCTGCTACCATACGGAAGTCTTTACGGCTTGCGGCCTCTTCAATGGTACTAGTGTCAGTAAACTCCTTGGTGCCTAGCTCAAACTTTTCGCCCTGTGGTGTGGCAGCTAGTTTACCAGTAAACGCATTACCTTCATCCATCACGTCATCTGATTGTTCTAATCCTGTAGATTGCTCTACTGTGGGAGCAGTTAAGCCCGCTAGTTTAGCAATCTCATCTAACTCTTCTACACCGCCTAAATGACTATTCATTGGAGCACCACACTCTGCTACATCTTTACAATAGTGACCGTATGATGTTGCTACGTCACCTAAGAAATCTTCGTCCATTAATAGAATGTTTCTAGCTTTATTAGGAGCAATACCTTGTGCTACCATTTCTTTACGTACGGCATCAACAAACTCAGGACCTGCTGTGTCTAAATGTGGATTTACACCAGCCAATGCTTTAGCAATTTGTTCGTAGAAGTAATCGGTTTCTTCCATAACACGTGCTTCTTTAAGTTTAGCTAGTTTAGATTTTTTCATCTTAGGAGCAGAGTTTTCAATGGTGTCACCAAATTTACAGCCTTCTTCTACATGTCCGGCTTTTTTAGCTTTCCACGCGGTAGCATAAGCAATGCCTTTTTCTTTCTTAGATAGATTACCGTCTTTAGCATAACCTTTCTTAATGTGTTTAACCATACGTTCGGCTTTCTTGCCCGGAGGTGCCACTTCATCTAAATCACTAACATCATCTTTTTGTGCAGCGCCACCGTAGGCTTTACCAGCAACTTTACGGATTGGGGTGTTTGTATTGCTACCACCACGCTCAGCACGTTCGTCTTCTTGACGGTCTTTTAGTGCTTGTAGACGTTTACGTTTAGCAATGGCATCAGCATTTGGCGCTTCTGGTTCATCGTAGGCCGCTTCGCTAAGATTTTTTTCTTTCTTCTTCATAGCCGCAACAAAGTCTGCCAGTTTACAGTCAGGGTTGGATTTTTTAAATTTTTCGTAGTTTGCTTTGAACTTAGGGTGCTTAGGATCATCAAGTGTATATGGACCTTGACCTTCTTTAATTTTTAGTTTGCTGGTTAGATCTTTTGCGTCACCGCCAAACATATCTTTAAACGCACCTTTGGCATTGTTTTTATCTTTAACTGCTTTCTTAGGTGGTTGATTAAAAGATGAGGAGTGACGTACACCGTATTCATCGTAGTCGTCGCTACTAAACGGTTTAGCTTTTTTTTCCTTAGCGGCTTTCTTCATTGGCTCTTTCTTGTCGCCGTCTTTGTCCATATCTAAGAAGTCTGGTTTAGCAGATTCTTTAAAAGTTTGAAATTTAGATTCCAGGCTTCGAACAGCCTCCATAATATCGCCTTTGGCTTCTACACTCTCATAGATTTTTTCTACCGGTGTTTCTGGTGTTAAGGCCGCAGTATCAGTGATACCTTTTAATTTGCCTAAGATGTTATAGATGTTGTTACTGTTGCTCATTTTATTGTCCTTTTACCGCTGATGGGATTTTATTTTTTGTGCTGCCAACTGGGCTTGTGTTGCCTGTTGGAATATCATTTAAGGTTTGTGACTTAGTTTCATCGTTGCCGGCTATATCAAATGTTACTTTGCTTAGTTCTTTTAACAAGGTACCTGCTTCTGCGTATGATTTACCAGCACCATTAGAAGTTTCCTCAAGAGGTTTATCTAATACTGCTTCGCCTTTTTTAAATTCACGAAGTTCATTACCCTCTAAGTTCCAGCGCCAGGCTTCTTCCGGATGGTTAGTAGGAACTACAACTATATTAGCTGACGGGTATCCGGCACGTTCTGCAATTATAGCACGTAATTGTTGATCAGTTACTGGATATGTTAACACCGCATCCATTAGATAAATTTGACAATTTTTCATGCTAGGGAAATCGATATCACTTTCCATTATTGGTAAGCGTTTAGCTTCACTAAGACTTTCTAAACCATACGAATCTAACGCAGTTTTTAAACGATCTACTGTTTCTGCTGGATCGATATTGGCTAGTTTAATACGAAATTCGTATGTTTTTTGTGATTGAGTTAAATGTTCTAAAAAGTTTTTCATACCTATAGGTCCTGTATAGTGTTATTTATGCTAATTTGACAACTTTACTTCTTAGTGTTGTTTAATAATATTTGCTTCAGTAGTTCATTTCGGTCAATGACTACGCCTTGCCCATCTTCTGCATCTAGCAACTTATCACCGTCATTTTTGTTAGCATCCTTGGCGGCCTGCTGATCTAAACGCATTTTTTTAAGTTGTAGATCAATAGTACGCATCTTGCGATCTAGTTTAGCTTGTTTAGCTGTAATAGCATGGCCTAGTAATGTGCCAGCAGTGGCTAATATGTGCCCACTAAAGCGTGCCTCTACATTCATACCCAAGTCAATTAAGTCTTGGAACTTTTCTTTAGCTAAGTCGCTTAGTTCATCAAGCTCTTTATCACCGACGTCCAAATCATGAACAAACGGTAAAGCAGCATCAATTTTATCAATAGCAGTATCCACAGCTTCGATCATCTCACGATTTTCTTCAATGGTTGTTTCTGCTTCTTCTACTGTAGTTTCTTCCTCAGTAGGAAGGTTAAAAAGTTCGGATAGTTTTTGTGTCATAGTAATACTATTTACACTATTATAGATTATCGTTTAAGATTTTTAAAGATATCGTATTCTGTGATTACACGAAATCGTATATTGTTAGCACGACACCAGGCATCAGCAGCGGCCCACTTGGCCATATTAATAGCTACGCTTAGTTTATCGCGATAGCTTTTAGCTGATTCCATTGTAGTTTGTGTACTTGGTTTGATTTCTACTAGTTCTGTATGCTTACGTTGATTTTTGTCTACGTATACTACCAAAAAGTCAGGCACATAGATTGTTTGTTTACCGCTAACTGGATTAAAGTATGGGATCTGAATAGCTTCACTAGCCCAGCTAACTACAGCAGGATTATTATCACAGAAATTACAAAAAGTAAATTCCCAACTACTACGATACGTGGGTGACCTTTTACCTATGTACTTTTCTATGTTCTTTATTTGATATTTGCCGTTGGCGTATTTGCTCATTATGGTAAGATGGCACGTTGAATGTATTTGTTAGTTTTTGGGCTGTTGTTAATTCCTAATAGGCTAGTATTAACACGATCTAAATTCAAAAACATACATAGGTAAGCATTAAGTTCATTTTCTTCAAAATTGTATTGAACTTCATAATAATTGTATATAGGGTCTTCTATTTGAGGACCAGTAACTAACTCTGCCTTATATTTTGTAGAGGCTATTAGTCTATAGTTTTCAGTTAATTCATAAAACACATTTAATAGAGGGATATAAAACAACTGGCCTGCTGTATAGTTAGTTCTATCAGCATTAGCAGTTTGGTAAGAAGTATAACTACTAATAAACATTTCTGAATCAACAGGGGTTTTAACTTCAGTCTTTCTACCTGTTTTTAGGCGGCGCAATTCATCGATGATTGACATAGGATCTACACCCCGTGTAGATGCTGTATAGACTACAGATGCTGCGAGCAATTTGCCTGTTTCTTTATCGCCAGTAAATGCCTGAAAGAATCCGATTACAGCTTCGTTAGCATTAGGATCAATACTCACTTCTGATTTGAAAAAATTAGTAAAATAGTCATCTGTAACGTTGTTTACAGTAACAACGGGTAAATTTCCAACAACTGCGGCCATATTTGATCCTTATAAATCTATTCTACCTAACCCAATCGACGGTATTAATGAATCCGCTGAATTCATATTAAGTACTTTATTGGCACTAGCGGCCTTGGGTATACCATAAATTGATGTAGATCTACCGTTTTGCGCTGATGCTTGAGTTGGTACAAATATTGTACTTTGTGTATTTTGCCCACGGATAACATCTTTTGCTAATTGATTAAATTCTTGGGTAGCAATAGTTTTAAGATTTGCTCCTTTAAAATTTGTACCCATTCTAGCCGCTGTTACTGCTGCTGTAGCAAAATTACCACTTTGTAAATTAGTAAGAATGCCGCCCACCCCTTCAACCAGGCCGCCGGGACCTAGTATACTTTGTGTACCCCCACCCAAAGCAGTCAGTGGACTAGGACTATTGTCATAGTGACCCATATTAAAGCCTCTAACTGTGCCATCAGTTACTGGACCGTACTCGTACTGTACAGCTTCGTACGCCAATGACATCGAATGTTCTAGGGTATTATATTCACCTTGTTGGTGTTGCCCATGTTGAAAACTTGTAATAGTAGGATTTATCAATATATATGAACTAAAACTTTTTTGATGTAGGCTGTAAATTCTAATACTGTTTATATAATTTGGCGCATCCGTACCCAACGGAGTGTATCCCCACGAGGTTGCCTGACGTGTTGTGTATTTGTGAGCTTGATGATATAATTCCTCTGAGTGGTCAGAGTCTCTATAGTAATACGAATAATAGCCGTACCAAAAATTACGAACGATATCACTACTATCATCATGAAACGTTAATGTTATTGGATCGTATGTAATTCTTTCTTGTATTATATTTTTTCTATTGTAGGCATTTAGTACTTTATTCTGTACTGTAAATTTCGGCAAGGTTGCTGTTTTTGCTAGTAGTCCTATTTCATACAATGTACTAGGATTGGCATTGTCTTGTTGGTAAATTTGAGGGTTAACATCAATGAACACATGGAACATTGCCCCAGATTTTGGGCCCAAACGATACAAACCATCAACAAAGGTACGGGCTGCATGCTGATAATCTTTTAGATCAGTCCCGGTGCTTACCCCTTGAAAGAATTGGTTTAAAAAACCAGCCATATATTAATCCTGTTTATATTATTTATCGAGATAAAAAAGCCCGGGTTTTAACCGGGCTTTACTATTATTATATTTTTCGTCTGGATTAACCAGTAATAGAACCTACGCCTTTGACTGATTTCACAGCTTCTTGACCTATCGCAAAGCCAACGCCATCTACTTTGCCTTCTTTGTACTGGATTGCGTTATCATAACGAATAGTTAGTTGGATTGTCATAGGGTCGTTTGAACTATATTCAGCATTAGCATAATCAACACTAGTCAAGAAACAACCGTACATTTCCCACGTTTCTAATGTTAATGGAGTATCTGCTCCGTTGCCGCCGTCTAATACTTCAAACCGTGTTAAGAATTTATAGTCAACACCAGTAGCGGCGCTAGATTGTTCCATAAAGTCAAATTGTTTTTGTAGTTGCTCGCCAACACGACGAGTAACTTCGCCACCTGCATCATCGCGTAGTTGACAAGTAACTGTTTCCCAAGTTGGTTTACCAGCATAGTAAACTCTGCTGTTGTAAATTGGGATCTCGATAGGATCAAATGTTAGTGTTGGACGTTTAAAATCCATAACTTGTTTTGTTAGTTCAGTACTCGGTGAACTAACGCCAAAGCTCTCAAATGTCACGCGGAAGCGGAATTTAAGTTTAGGCATCAACAAACCTTGTGCGCTTGCGCTTTGGTTTGTACTCAACGGTACTGTAAATTTATTTAATGACGCTGTTGCCATTTTGTTATTCCTTTTATATATTTAGCCATTTTAGCAGATAATGGCGTGGCCATTATCTGCGTACTTAATTGATTATAGTCCAGCAGCTATCTCGCCAGTACCTTTAATGCGAACTGGGATATAGATGAATTCGATTGCTTTAACTGGTTCAATAGCAATATCAACATACAACTCATTACGATCGATACGATCTGGTGTGTTGTTTGTTTCATCACATTGCACTACGTAGTCGTAGATACCACGTTTAGCAACTAAGTCATTTAACACTGCTTCGAATGATGATTTAACTTGATTACGTGTAATCGTGTCATTTGGTTCAAATATATACGGACGAGCAGTTTTATCAAGCACTAGACGTAAATAACAAACTAAACGGGCTACGTTAATACGATCTAACGCAGTAGTTGAACTAGCACGTGTTTTTTGACCGTATGCCACTAAACCAACACCTGGTAATACTGTTAACGGGTTAACATTGTTTTCATACAATGTATCACGCAGGCCTACTGTTACGCCAATGCTCTTAAATGTAAAGTTATCAAGAACATCTACATAACCAATAGCTGTAATATTATCCAATACGCCACGACGCACACCTGCTGGAGCAAACCACGGATAGCTTTGATTGTCGCTACGGATAATAGCACGTAACATTGCGTGGCTTGGAGGAACAACTACGCTGTTGCCGTCTAAGTTAGTAGCTAAACCACTTGGGTAGTAAACACCCAAGTATTCGCTACGACTTACAAGACCAAATAAACCATTTTCAGCAGCTAAGCCGGCATTAGTGGCCCAATTAGTGATTTCTGTCGAGTTACTTTGTAACGTCATTGGACTATCACCAATAACAAATGCTGTTTGTTTACGATCGTTATTTAAAGTAATCATGTTTTGAATTAGTTCTGGGTAACCCGGAGCACAAATTAAGTTAAATTCGACACGCTCTTCACGTACATTTGTACTTGATTCAACTGACGCTTTTAATGCTTCGACTACTGTATTACGTTGAGCAAATCCGCCAAAGTACGGAACACCTGTAGTAGTATTAACACCACTATGAGTTACCCAAGTAGCCGCTACAAAATTAGCGCCAACACTTGCGTGGTCTGTTAAGTAATTACCCTCGAAACGTTTAACATTGAAACCGCTACGACGTGTATTAAACAATAGGCCGCCACGTGGTGATAATGCGTAATCAGGAGCATCACTGTCGATGTAAGATGAATTTAGTAAATCTGAAATTAGTGGTAAAGTATCAACGATCGGATCTTCTGTTCCATCAACACCCCAACGAACATCAGCAAATGTAATTCCGTTTGAACTAATTTGATCTGTGTTATCAACTAGATTCCATTCCGCGCCATCATAGCGATAAATTACAGGGAAAGCAAATAGGTTACTTGTATCAATCCACAAGTCACCAGCAACAATCGGATTACCATTACTTTGTACTGTAGGAGCAGAAGTACTAATAATAGGACCTGCTGAGTCAGTAGCAGTTAGATCATAACCACGAGCATCGTTATTTACTGTGCTATATCCTTTCCATCCTGCGCCATCATTAATCATAATATCTACTTCTGTAGCATCATTATAATACCATAATGTACCATTGTTTGGGTCGCTATATGGAGCAGATGAAGAGAATGTGTAGGTTAGTGGAATAAATGGGCTTGCCAAATATTCTTTAGTGCCAACTAGTGTAACATTACTGTCATTATTCCAACCAGCAGTAGCTACGGTAGTTCCTGAGCCAACATCAGTAAGTCGAATAGTACCACCAGCTAGGTGTGTTAAACTAATTGCGCCAGTCGACTCTACGTTAGCTACTAGATTAGGCAAATTAGCGGCTAAAATATCTGCCACTAAACTCTGTGCTGTAGTACCGCTTAAATTGATAGTAGCACTTGATGTTGATACTGTACCCGGAACCGAAACTTCAATAGTAAGATCATGACTAGCGTTAAATGTTGGGCTAGTAGCTGTACCTGTAATTTTTAGTAAACCGGCCACGTCTTTTACATAGGCTGTAAATTTAGCTGTGTTGTTCTCTGCTGTGTCGTATCTTACATACACAGCACCTACTGAAATTTGTGTGCCGCCACCTGTTGGATCTAGTCCTAATATAGCAGCGTTATCATTTGCGTATAGCGGAGCACTAACTGAACCGAACGCAGAAGCAGAAGAATTGTATTGTTTAAATGCCCAATTGGCGCCGTTGCCAATTGCCGTTGTTTTAAACCATACACTACCAGTTGGTCTTGGTAAAGCATCTGTAGCTAACCATGCTGGTGTATCGCGATAATCGCCATATTGGATTGTTGGTGTTGCTATAGTTTTACCTGATATGTGAATATTAGCAGTAACTTCAGCAGTAGTAAACAATCCCAATTTAACAGCACAATCGGAAGTTAAATCTGATTTAATACGAACATTACCATCAGGTGTAGCTGAAACGTTACCTGTAGTAATAGCAGCCGCATTAGCACGAATTTCTAAGTAACCAGCAGCATCAACTGTAGCAATAACACCTTTAATGTGTGCGGCTGTAATATCTGCGGCTACATCTGCTACTGTTGTACCTGAAATAGCAACCTGAGCATTATTAATCCACAAAGCGTCACCAATTTGTAACGCAGTACCACCACTAGGGATACTAGTACCTGTAATTGTTGATTGAGACAACTGCCATGGAGCAGAACCAACTAGTGTCCATGTATTGTCGTATCGTTTATAGTATAAAGGATTTGTTCCGTCTGTACTATTAATAGCGTAGTCGCCAATAGCACCGTATGAACTAATTGGTGTTGCCCCTGACAAGTATGCTGTATCAGTAATAGGTGTAACTGTAGTATTTGTAAATCCGCCAGTCGACGCATCGAATTCAAATAGACCTAGTGTAGTTAATGATTGATCTAACCAATAAACTCCATCAGATGGTTCTCCTGTTGGACGAACGCTTGTGCCTGTTAGTTGATTTAAATCAACATTAGCACGTTGTACATAAACACGATTGGCCACGCCCAATGCGCTGTAAGCGGCCAATAAACCATATTCGTTAAGTTCACTAGCATTGATTGGGTTGCCATTCGCATCTAATTGGAATGATGGGTAACCAAATGTACTAATAAGTTCTCGTTGACTTGTAATAGTAATTAATTTATCAGAGTTAACTGTTGTAGTGCCCGTGGCTAGTGTGCCACTGGGATTAAATTTGTCTTGCGCTGTTGCAAGAAGAATTAAAGGTATAGTACCAGCTGCAGTTGGTTGGTATTGACTTTCGTCAGTAACTGTAACTTGTACGCCTGGGGAAATTAGTGCCATAGTATAGTATCCTTTTATAATAATACTTTAAACTATTTATTTTATATTATCAAAATCGGTGCTGTTAGGTGCCCTTTAAAAGGTTCAACTAAATAGATGTATGCAATGGCGAAAATTATGTGAGGTTTGCGGCAAAAAACCCGCAGCGATCAACTATAAACGTGAAGGCGTAACCTATTATAGGACTCGTTGTGACAGTTGTATACGTAAAAAGAAAAATAAAGCCGCACCTGTGCCAAGTTGGCACAAGGCAGGTTACAAAAAGAAACCGCACTGTGAAAAGTGCGGCTTTAAGGCAAAATATAAAGAGCAACTATTTGTTTACTACACTGATGGTAATCTTAACAATAATAGTCTATCCAATTTAAGAACAATATGTGCCAACTGCCAATACGAAGTAGCTCGTGACGGGCTAGGCTGGCGCCAGGGCGACCTCGTTCCCGACTTTTAATAGTGCTTCTACCTGCGCATACAACTCTTCGATGGTTCCATCATTTTCAATAACTCGATCAAACTTACTGCCCACCCAACTGTACTCGCTGGCATGAACATTAGCTTTTTCTAATACATCCTTGCCTATTGCCCAGCCAATACGCTTCATTCCTTTATTATAGTTCTTAGCATGCTCATACCATTCGGGTTCTACTCCACGTTTGACTCTAAGCACCTTAGCACCAATGTTTTTAAGGGCTTTAATTTCATTTGGAAAACGGCAGTCAGTAATAACAATATCGTCTTTGCTGTTAAGTAGCCTATTTTCTAAGCTCGCTACCCACATATCATTGTGGAAGCCCCTACGTACTACTTCTGTGCCCCAATATTGTAAAATATATCGCGGTGTGATGTCTTGCTTTAAGCGAGCACTCCACCACTCGTCTCGAGTTTCTCGCCATTCTCTAGATTGTTTAGTACGGCCTTCTAATAGCTCACGGTCCCATCCAAATATCACACTTATAGCATCTTTGAGGCTGTTAGCAAAGCTCTCGCGTTTGTAACCGTGGAAATTAACTAGATAATCGGCTATAGTATCTTTGCCAGATCCCATAAAGCCGCAGATAGCGATGATAGAACTCATAAAAACTCCTAATTGATATGTATATTTTATTACAAAAATATCACAAAGTCTAGCTATTTTGGAATTCTTTTATTTCTTTTTGAATCCATTCTGGTAATGTGTTGATTTTATCTTGTTCACAAAACTTTGGCCAGTTTTCTCCTTTTACCGAAGAATAAAATATTCGCCAGTTGATCATATCATCATAGATACGGTGGGTTTGATTATTTTTTTCTATTAGAGTCTGTAGCTTATCTAAATTGTTGTAGTAATATAATGCTTTGCTATGTAAAAGTTCTATTATAGATTTATTATCTAGCAAAGTACTAATATTCGTTTCATTAATTGTTGCCGCTAGCTCTGCTCGATTATTAAGTACCAATTCTGCGAATATATTAAAGTTATGCTCTGCGTCTTGTTTAAGCGGTAAAAATTCGTCATCAGACATATCTAATATGCCTTGGACATTTTTTACAATAGCTGTTAATCTTAGATTAGGATCAGTTATTGAATCATAATCCGATACAGGCAAGTAATTTTCAAAAGTCCTAAATCCCATTTTTTTAAGTGTCGATAGCACACCAACATTGGCAGCTAACACAAACGGATGCTTATTAACTATAGCCTTAAATGTTTTTTCTGAAATAAATTGTTTGTTATTAGTATTAAATTCAGTTTCAGCAATTAAACTAAATTTAGTCTTTTTATGAAGATCAACAGCTAAATCAAAATATGAAAACTTCTTGTCTAAATATTCGGTCGATTTAAAAGAAGTTAGATGATTTATGAATTTGTTAAAGTCAATGTCTGCCGCAACAAACAAAGCAAGGTCCAATGATAGTTGTTGCGTAGAAATTTTTATTTCACCGTATCTATCATCTATTAGATTATGTTTATACAGTTCTGACAACAATCCTATCCTGTTAAATTTATCTAACTTACCGGGTAGAAATAAAAATTTATTTTTGTATTCGATTCGATTGGGTGTCGGTATAATTGGATTGTAATAATCTATCATTGAGATGACACTGCTGAGATATATTACATTGTAAGCACTTAGCTCTGATCTAAAATCTTTCGCCAAGTCACTAACAGTAAAGATTAAATCTGTGATGCCAATAGAAGCAAATTTAATTGTAAATTTTTCTAACGTATACGGAACAGTGTAAAAAAATTCTGTATTAAAATCATGATGCCATAATAAGACTACACGATCGGGCTGAGAAGTTTGATTTGCTCTATAATTATCAAATATTGAATCTATACCTATATCTAAATTAGGCTGGTATAACCCCGAAAATAGCTCATACAAATCTATGACATGCGTAGTCATGCCATCACTAGCCCATAAACCAGGTTAAGGGTGTTCCCCCATCAGCATAATTTTTAACGTCTTCATCTAATCGCTCTAACAAGGCAGCGCCTTCTGTTTTAAGTTGTGTACCATTTAGAGTGGTACCTCCTTGTGGGCCAGCAATTTGCGCAAACTTTTCGCGAGCATTACCGATACTAATCATGACAAATGCTAGAGCGTAGTCTTGGATCCAAGGCAATGCGTGTGTGTCATTAAACAACATAATATCGGGTTTATAGTTATCTACATGTAGTAGAACGCTTTCACTGATATTTTCATTATAGTTTTGTCCAAAATTTGGAATTTTACGAGTTAGTACTAATTTTTTAGTAGTGCGATTAAATGAAAACTGAATAAATCCACCAAACATACGCATAGCTAGCTTTTGATAGTCTACAAATAATTCGTAGTTCACCAAACCACCAACACGACCTGCTACTAGCATATAAGTGTTTAGATACCCACTAGCAAATGGTTCAAACTGACTAGCAGTCGTGCCTGTAACTGATCCAATACCACGACGGTACATAGCACGTACATTCATAATTTCTTTAGGAAGAATATATTCTTGCGTTTCAGGATAGACATCTAAGAAAGCGTAACTTTCTTCTACTGAGTTAGAACTCTTCTGACGATAGCGCAATAATGCCTGGGTAATCCCCATATCAAAGTGCTCTTTGTCTGCTTCAACATCAACCATACCATCACCCAATCTAAAGCGAATATAGTCAATGATATCGTTCCGTTGTTTAGCTACTGTCTCAAGCTGATCTTGTAAATTTTGATCAAACGCGATATGGCCAGCACCTGTACCTGCGACTGGGTCAAATAAAGATTTAGTAGTTAGACTGAGATGAGATGTTAAATCAGTTGTTGCTGTTACATTTGCTGGTAAGTCGGCCATCATATTATCCTATTATTGTGTATTTATGTCCAACAACAGGATAATATTAGGTTTATGCTACTCTGAGTAAGATAGTGTCTTGATTGATACGTCCGTTTAATTTAATATCAGTTGCTTTGATATCATCTAAGAACTTACGTAATTGGATCTTTCCTGCGGCCATAAACTCTTTTAACTGTAGCTCTGGCTTACGTAAAGTTTTTTGTACGCTTGTAGACTCGTTAAAACCTGTTATAGCAGTACCTTTAACGCCTAGTGCTCCACCCATTGCTTCCGCCACGTACTTGCCTAGTTTGCGTGTCTTGGTATTATATACCCAAAGCTCTTGTGCGCCGATGATATCAACTGGGCTAATACTTACTAATTTAGTAGTAGGGTCATTTTTAAGATACTTAAGTTTAGCGACTAATTTCTCTTTTTGTGGCGGCTTACGTACTGCCGCTTTCTTAGTTGCCTTCTTAACTTGTCCGTACTGTGTTAGTCCCTCAAACAGTTTTGTATAAAACGCATCATAGCGTTTCCAATCTGCTGTTTTCATATAAGCATAAGCATCTTTAAGATCTTCGTCTTTAGTTGTTTTGGCTTCTGTAATTTCAGCATACCGGCGTTCAAACACAGCCTGTATTTTACCCAGCATTGCCTGTGGTACGCTTTTACCGCTTAGATAATCGTATGCTTTAGGGTCAATTGTTTCACCCTCGTATAGTTTATCTTCAAGTTCTTCAAAGTGTAGGATATGAGTCTTCATGATATCATTCATACGGTCTTGAATTGTAATAACTTTAACAGCTGGTTTAGTTTTATCGGCTACTTCCTCAACTACTTTTTCATCTGCGTCATCTAACGCTAGTGTTTTATGTACCGTATCAACGATGTATTTGATGTGTCTGGCCAACAACGGCATACCTTTAGTGTGTGCTTTAATTAGTGCAGGAGCAGTTAATGGAGTATACCCGTCTGTGCTTTTAGCAAAGCGTGTAATAGTTGCCGCATCTAGTTTATGGGCAATACCCGCTGTTTGTTTTAACCAATCTACCAAATACTTTTTAAGTTCTTTGCTAGAATAGAAATAGTTATAATAGCGCAGACTTTCGCGCATATGATGGTCAAAATCTGCTTCATCCATTTTAAGAGCACGCTCAGTATCCCAAACTGGTTCACCGCCCATCGCTTTCTCATCAGCAAAAATAGGATCACGTGTTGCTGTTTTAGCTTTTTTCTTTGCGCCATCTACTTTAATTGCCATTTGTTATTTCCTTTTCTAACTCGCGTTTAACCATTTTATAGGCTGTTTTTGTGTGGGTGTCTATGTCATCCCATTCAGTTTCGATTGCCTTAAGTGCCGCCCACAGGTTACAGACACCGCTCATTTCTCCAAACCCTTGTACTTCTGCGTATGCTTCTTCTATTGTCATAATTAACATTATATAGCCTTTTTGGTAATTTGTCAACCTGTTAATAATACAGCAAACGTTATCATGCGTTCATAGTTTGCTATCTCTTCATTGACTTTGTCAACTAATTCTTTATGTAGTCTAGTTTGCTTTTGATGCCTGCGACAATTGATTTCTTCTTTACTTATATCTTTAACCATTAAGCCAATATTATGACTGATGTTCCACATTTCGTGTGTATACTTTTTCATACGGTGTAGTGGAGCTTCAAGTGCTGTTTGTACAACAGGCCAATCTAAACTTGTCTGTATTTGATGTTTCATAGTTTCATAAGTATACTATCATTTCTTCTAGTTGTCAATCAGCTAAATACTAGATAATAGGATATAGTAATGCCACGTCTTTCACTTTATCGTCCAAATAAGGGCAATGACTACAAGTTCTTTGATCGAAGAATTAGTGAAATGTTCACCACTGGTGGTACTGACATTAATCTTCACAAATACTTAGGTCCTGTAGATCAGGGATTTACTAGCAACACCGAACCCGGTGGCACTAGTGTTACTACTATTCAAGACTTATTATTCTTAGAAAATCGCGATCGCAAGTACGACACTAGTGTATATACTATGCGTACTATCTATCGCATGAACGATAATGATTTTGATCTAACACAATTCGGTCTATTCCTAACTGGCGATACTATATTCATGGTATTCCATTTAAATGACATGGTTGAGAACTTAGGGCGCAAGATTATGATAGGTGATGTGTTAGAATTGCCGCACCTTAAGGACTTTTATCCACTAGACGAGGGAATTGCCGCAGCACTTAAACGCTACTATGTAGTACAAGATGCTACTCGTGCTGCCGAAGGATTTGCTCCGACTTGGTACCCACACCTATGGCGTGTTAAAGTTGCTCCGCTAGTAGATAGCCAAGAATACAAAGATATTCTTAATAACATTCCAGGAGTTGATACCAATGGTAACGGTATACTCGATCCAGGTGAACCGTCGTTAGGAGAGTTATTAAGTACCTATAACAAATATATTGATATTAATGATGCGGTGGTAGCACGTGCTGAATCAGATGTTCCGGCTAGTGGGTATGATACTAGCTTTATCTACCACGAACCTGTACAGGATGCCTCCGGCTACCCGGGCGATCCCGGTGCTTTAGATGCTAGTAATGCCACTGAAGATGCCAGCGAAAGCATCAGTGATGCTAGTGCTATTACTACAACCTCGTCGAGTAAAGTACAGGGGTATTTAACCAGTGACGGTCAATTACCTAATGGCGGTGTAGTAGCCGCTGGTGTCGCTTTTCCTAATACACCAACTGTTGGTGACTATTACCTACGTTTAGATTATATCCCCAATCGACTATTCCGTTACGATGGACGTCGATGGATTAAAATTGAGGATAACGTGAGAACAAATCTTACACCCGGTGCTACAAATACAACACAACGTAGTGGCTTCGTTAATAATACAGATGCTAACTATAAAAATGCGCTAGGGTGGGATGCTATTAAAGTTGCAAGTCCATATACTCCGTCCACCGGAGCTCACACAAATTCATTCACATTGAGTAACAAAACTGTAATTACAAAAACACCGTATGTTAGTACCTATGGCGTTAAAACTGTGCTTAATAGCTTAATTATTACCAATACCATAGCCAATACTGGTGGTAATTTGTCATTTACAGTGTCTAATACACTCAATACTAACGATGTATTAGAATACACAGTATATGCTAATGTAACATACCAGCGTCAAAGTTTAAGTGACGCACTAAGACCTTCGGCGGATAACTAATGGCTCAACAATTTTTTTATGATGCGCAAATCGAACGCTTTTTAGCGCAGTTCATTCGTATGGTGTCAGGGTTTCAAGTAGAGTTCGGTAAGGACCGTACTGGTACTACTACCTTACAGCGTGTGCCTGTTTACTGGGGTGACGGCAGTCGTCAGGTAGCAAGTATATTACAGAATAACTCAGCAGGTAACGCACTACCCCCTGTCCCTGCTATGACTGTGTATATCAACGGATTAACCTACGATCGCGACCGTGTTCAAGATCCTACGTTTGTTGGTAAGATGAATATTCGCCAACGCTACTACAACGAGTCTACGCAAGAGTACGAACAACGTCAAGGAAACGCATTTACTATTGAACGTATGATGCCTGTTCCATATACGTTAGAACTTAAGTTAGATATATGGACTAGCAATACTAAACAAAAATTACAGTTAATTGAGCAACTTCAGGTATTGTTTAATCCGGCATTAGAAATACAAAGTACCGACAATTATATCGACTGGACTAGCTTGAGTGTAATTTATTTAGAAAATGTTAACTGGACTAGTCGATCAGTACCCATTGGTACCACTGATCCGATTGATGTTGCTACGCTAACATTTAAGTTACCTGTATGGATTAGTCCGCCCGCTAAAGTTAAAAAACTTGGAGTGATTCAAAAAATTATTTCTAGTATACACGATGCGCAAGGCGATTTAAATTCAGCATTGTTTAGTGAAGCTAACCTATTGGGTAATAGACAATATTTTACTCCCATGGATTATGCTGTATTACTAATTGGTAATACCTTAACTTTACTTAAAGTGAGCGAAGTAGAAGCTCCTAGAGATGATCACGGACAGGTGTTAATCGAAACCCCTGTTAAGATCGGTACTAGAGATATTTGGCGTAATTTAATTAATGTCTACGGTGTGATAGAAAATGGCATTAGCCAAGTGCGGTTAACTAGCACAGATGGTATAAATGAAATTGTTGGTACTGTGAGTTATCACCCGACTGATGATAGTCTATTAATATTCAACGCAGATATAGATACATATCCAGCAAATACATTAAATCCTATAGATGCGATCATTGACCCGAGAAAAAACACTGCGGTTGCTATGGCAGCATCTGCTACCAATGGATCTAGATTTTTGATATTAAATGACATTGGCAGCTGGGATACTGCGCCTGGTGATGGGCCTAGCGTATGGCGAGGAACAGACGGGCAAGATCTAGTGGCACGAGCAAATGACATCATTGAATACAATGGTACACATTGGGCCGTTTCATTTGACAACCAACAGGCAACTAGTGTAGAATATGTAAGTAATCTCAATACTGGGACTCAATATAAGTGGGATGGTGTTCAATGGGTGAAAAGCTGGGAAGGCGAATACAAAAACGGACTGTGGACTCTAGTGCTATAGAAGGTGTTGGCACGTTCATCTATTGTGTAACTACACATCGTTACTTATTCTTATTAAGAAATACTAAAAAATACGCAGGTACATGGGGTCTAGCAGGTGGCACCATCGAACACAACGAAAATCTTTTAGATTCACTATATAGAGAGTTAACTGAAGAGTTAGGAGTAGATTTTTCTGGAGTTAAACTTATTCCGATAGAAAAATTTACCAGCGATAAGAATAATTTTTCTTATCATACATTCATATTGCCAATCACTGAAGAATTTATTCCGCAATTAAATCACGAACATCGCGGATACTGCTGGGTTAAATTAGATGATCATCCCAAACCACTACACCCTGGCGTTTGGCGAACTATTAATTTCAAAGAAGTTATTGCTAAGATTAAAACCTTAGAATCTATACTATAAATCTGCTTCTAACGCAAATGTGTTATGGTTTATCGCACGCACATTTGTTAAGTCTGCCCACTCTGCGGGCAAAGGATGTCCTGCTTTTGTATAAACAAAAGCAAAATTTACATCGTTGTATATCTGCATTAACTGTTTAAGATTAGTTTTCCACTTTTGGTCTAAGACAGTTGTCGTCAACGAATCGTAGTGTGCTGTTCCGGCATAGACGTTATAGTTGTGGCCAGGAGTGTCTTGCCAATCAAATCCTAGCATATAGATATTTTTATGGCCGTCAAACGCAGCAAGATATGCAGCAGTAGTGCCAGCATCAGCATACGGGTCATGTGGAATTAAATAAAATTTTCCAGGGTATTCTAGTGTGTGTATACTATTTGTATAAACTATGTTCTCATCAGTATATCCGCTAGTGGCTATTTCGTTAATTAAATTAACATTGCCAGTAGCTACTAAAAAGTTAGGTTGAAAATCTCTGTATAGCGCATTACATCCGTAACTTTGCAATGCCCTAGATCCTAGTAGACCACCACGATGATTCTTAATTAAATTAAGATTAAACGCTAATCTGCTAGGACCATTTCCGAGTACTACTGCTTGGTTAGATATCTGATTATTAATGATAGCGTTTGGTACTACCTCTGTAGTGTCGTGCCAAACTCCGTCAGAGTAGTTACGCTCAACTACAATATTTTCGCCTTGATAAAACTTTCTATATAGTTTATTGATCTTTAACATGATTGTCCTTAAACAATATAAGTAGTAGCAACTTTAACATTGCTATTAGTCAACGACGAGCTAGTGTAGTATAGTCGAACATTACCGCTAACTACGTTGGCTGTTAATGTACCTAATGAACCATTAGTATCAACTACACCGTAGGTTGATACATACGCATTACTACTGTCGTGAACTACTAACGCTTCCATTATTTGTACGTTAGCACTACTTTGTTTAATTTGTACAATGTATTTTGCGCTTGAGTAAGCAGTTGTCGCAAATTGATCCACTATTACTGGAGCACTTGCTGAACTAACTGTGGTGGCAGTTACATCATACGCTGTTTTAGTACTGTCTTGGTATGTCCATACTCCCGGCTCGGTCATTGTAACACGAAGTATTTTTGAGCTTGAACCTGAATATATCGATGAACCTACACCGTCTGCTGGACTGAATGTATTAAACCCGCTTGAGCTAGATACTTCTTGGCCCGCTGTTTGTGTAGTTGTTAATATACGAACATCAATTAAGTCGCCGTCTGCTGGATTTTCACTGAATGTTAGTGTGGATCCTGTAATGCTATAAGCAAGTGTTGGAATCTGTACGATACCGTTGATACTAACTACAGTACCGTTAGTGGTTGTATTTGAGCCTAATGCGTAAACATTAGCCAGGCCGTTGCCTGTAAACTGTTCACTTGTAATAATAGTAAATGTACTGTCACTACCAGCAACTGCCCAATCAGTACCATTATAAAACTCAAGTGATGAGTTTGTAGTGTTAAAACGCACCATACCAGCAACATCAACATTGCCTGTATTACTTGGGCGATCAGCAGTGCTACCCACCGGAACTCGGATAGAATCTGAGCTGTTAAATTTAACCACAGCACCTAATGTAGGTGTTGCGTTACTGCCGCCGATAACTACTGCTCCGTAATTGCTATCAGCATGTATTAATGTTGTAGTGTTAACACCTTTGACTGTGAAGTTTCGAGGAGTCGACTGTTCATTAAACACTGCGCCTCTGGCTACGTATAAGTTGCCGCCAACACCAATACCACCCGCTGTTGTTATAGCACCCGATAGTGGCGATACTGATTCAGCTGCTGACAATACTGAAAGGTTACCGTGTGTGGCATCAAATCTTGCTATTATTTTTTCGTCAGATACTCCGCCGGCAGTAATTACTACATCAGCTGAACCAGCACCTATTACTAAGTTGCCTGTGTAGGCTCCAGTAAATACATACCCGTCAGTGGCTTTAATGGCACTGTTATTGTTAAATCCGGTACTGGCTATCCCAACTGATATATACCCGCTGGCATTTGAACCTGTATTATTAATAGCAGTGAACTCAGACGCTGCTCCTGGGCCACTACTTAGATTTTGTATACTTACGCTACTGTGTAAATTAGCGTTGCTGGTGAATTGTGCTACACTTTCTGGATAAACTCCGCTAGCAATATCCTTGCCAACGGTTAATACTTTAGTAGAAGCAATGTGAGTGTTACCACCGATGTAGGCATTTTTAGCTATACCCACGCCACCGGCTACAATTAATGCACCTGTATCAGTTGATGTACTTTCTGTTGATGCTAATATGCTTGTATTACCTAAGATATTAGTAGTTGCATTACGTATGTTTGCTGTGCCTGTAGTAGCACCAAGTATCATTGTAGTTGCAGCACCAAATGCGTTTACTGTAGTAGCCGTTGTATTAAACACTGCCTGTGTTGTTTGTGAGCCAACTACGGTTGGGTTGTTAATAGTTAACGTACCGCTAGTAGCACCAAACTCTAAGTCAGTTGCAGCTTTAAATGCGTCTACTGTGGTAGCATTAGTATTAACTAAATTAAAAGTACTAGCAGTAGTTGTTATATCACCACCATTAACTGCTAAATCATCAGTTAATGTTGCCGCGCCTGTAACTCCTAGCGTGCCACTTAATGTAACATCACCTGTTACACCTAGTGTACCACCAACTGTGGCATTACCAATGATGTTTGTAGTTGCGTTGCGGATGTTTGCTACACCAGTAGTAGCACCAACTATTAATGTAGAGGCTGCACCAAATGCATTTACAGTTGTAGCAGCTGTGTTGAATACATCTTGAGTAGTTTGACTACCTACAAGTGATGGGTTATTAATTTTAAATGTACCGCTGGTAGTACCAAATTCAATATCACTTGCTCCACCAAACATATCCACTGTGGTTACGTTTGTGTTGAATAATGATACTGTTGCCTGGCTACTAAAGAATGTTGTAGCATTAGGGAAAGCAACGTTAGCATTGCGTATAGTTGCTGTGCCTGAAGTAGCACCTAATGTTAATGCTGTAGCCGCTCCAGCAAAGTTTAATGTTGTTGCTGCTGTGTTGTATAGGTCTTGACTGGCTTGCGTACCGACTACGGTCGGATTATTAAGGGTTAATGTACCAGTAGTAGCACCAAATTCTAAGTCAGTAGCAGATTTAAATGCGTCTACAGTAGTTGCGTTTGTGTTAAACACAGTAGCAGTTGTAGCAGTAGTAGTTATATCACCACCGTTAACAGCTATATCGCCCGCTAATGTAACATCACCTGTCAGACCTAATGTTCCGCCTACTGTGGCATTGCCTAAGATATTAGTAGTTGCGTTACGAATATTTGCTACACCAGTAGTAGCACCAACGATAAGTGTAGTAGCGGCACCAGCAAAGTTAAGGGTAGTTGCTGTGGTATTATATAGGGCTTGTGTTGCTTGTGTACCAACTACGGTTGGGTTGTTAATTGTTAATGTACCGCTAGTAGCACCAACGTTAATTGTTGTCGCAGCGCCACCTAAGTTTAGAGTAGTTGCATTTGCGTTTAATAAATCAAATGTGCTCGCCGACGTGGTTAACCCGCCACCATTAACTGCTAAATTGGCAGTAAGGGTGGTATCACCTGTTACTCCTAACGTAGTACTAAATTGCGCAGATGTGCCTATTAAATGTTTGTTTAAATTCCAGCTAGTAGTCGCATGTGTGTATAATATTGTAGCACTAGCTCCATCGACTGTTAAGCCAGCACCATCAGCTGCCGAACTGCTACTTGCGCCTTTGGCTACTGTAATGTTTAAATCTTCGACATCAAGTGTTGCTGTATTAACTGTAGTAACAGCACCGTCAACTTGTAGGTTACCTGTAATTACTACATCACCACCTACGTTTAAGTTTTTAGCAACACCAACACCGCCATCTACAATTAATGCGCCTGTAGTTGAGTTTGTACTCTGTTCAGTACTGTCAATATTAATATTTCCAGTTGCTGTTAAATTATTTCGAACTGTTGTTGTACCAGTAGTGGCAGCAATTGTTATAGTAGTAGCAGCACCAAACGCATTAACTGTTGTAGCAGTTGTGTTGAATACCGATTGTGTTGTTTGTGTGCCAACAACCGTTGGATTGTTAATAGTTAATGTGCCGCTTGTGGCACCAATTTCTAAATCTGTAGCGGCTTTAAAAGCATCTACTGTAGTTGCGTTAGCATTGGCTAGGTTAAATGTGGCACTAGTTGTAGTGATATCTCCACCGTTAACTGCTAGGTCGCCAACTAATGTAACATTACTAGCAACATGTACTGACCCGTCTACTGCTACATTACTAGCTAAATTATCAACAGTAACAAAACCACTGTATAAACTTGTTGTATTAGCATCAATAGCAAATACACTTACAGCATCTACGTTGGCTGTAATTATACCCGGATTTGTACCATCATCAGTAATAGTAATATCACTATCGTCGCTTTGAATGTTAGTAACACCACTGTTAATTTGAGTTTGTAAGTAACTTAGTGTTACCGCATCTTGAGCATCAACCGGATCACTAACACTGACAAGGCGTGATGTATCTAAGCTAACTACTCCAACCCCGTTTGGGCTTAATACTAAATTGGCGTCAGCGGTTGTTGTTTTGATAATAGCGTTACCGCCATCAAATTGAAGGCCGTCTACATCTAAAATATTACTTACATTATCAAAAGTAAGTGATGTACTGTCTGTTAAAACATTGGCTGCGCCTACAAACGGAATACGAGTTTCTGTTAGTGCTGTATCATAGATATTAGTAAACTTACCAGTTGCTGGTGTAACATTACCAATTACAGTGCTGTTGATGTCTCGAGCATTTAATGTTAGGTCAACATCTAAATTGTTTTTAATATTTGTGGTACCGCTTACGGCACCAATATTAACAGTTGTTGCCGCGCCAGCAAGGTTTACAGTAGTAGCATCAGTGTTTACTAAGTTAAATGTTGCAGCAGTAGTTGTTAAATCACCACCGTTAACAGCAACATCACCCACAGTGGTAAAGTTACCAGTACCCGATAAGTTTGCTACTAGAGTTTCAGCACCATACCATTTAAAGTTAAATGAGCTGCCATTTTCTGGCACGCTAGACCACATAGTTGCGGCGTCGATACCAATAGCATAATCAACTGTACTACCACTTAGTGCCGGGTAAAGAACTACTTTAGTACCAGCAGTTCTTGTAGTAAATGCCGGAGCACCTGTACCTGCGGCTGCCCAATCAATACGATTGCTAGTGCTACCGTTTAAGAAGATCTGTCCATCACCAGTTATAGCACTACCAGCACGTGTGCTAACTATCTGTCCAGGTGTTGTAACTGTAGCGTTACGTAATGTTAATGTACCAGTAGTAGCACCAAGAACAAACGCAGTAGCCGCTCCACCAATAGTTAATGTAGTTACATTTACGTTAGCAATATCAAGTGTCGATTGGCCGCTGTATAATGTAGTGGCATTTGGCAAGTACACGTTTGCGTTACGAATATTAAATGTACCGGTAGTAGCACCAGCAACTACGCTAGTTGCTGCTCCAGCGAAGTTTAACGTTGTAGCAGTTGTATTGTACAATGCTTGAGTTGTTTGTGAACCAACTACTGTTGGGTTATTAATTGTTAATGTACCGGTAGTAGCACCAAATTCTAAATCTGTTGCCGCTTTAAATGCGTCTACTGTGGTCGCATTGGCATTTAATAAATTAAATGTTGCTGCTGTAGTAGTAATGTCGCCACCGTTAACTGCCGCATCACCGCTCAAAGTCAACCCGACCGCAGTAAGATCACCAGTGGTTGATAGACTACCAACAGTAGAAATACCTGCTACAGTAATGTTACCAACTTTTAAGTTAGCATATCCGCTGTTATTAATAGTGCCGTAACCAGTACCGTCATCAGTGGTATAGGTTAATTCGAATTGGTTAGTGTCTTCGTTCCAGATAAGCGCAGTAGTTGCTTGATTGCCACGATTAAATAGCAGACCGACGTCGTAGGTGTTAGTGCCACTAAACGCATTGTTTAAGACTAATAATGGATCGTTAACGTAGGTGTTAGTAGAAGCTACTGTTAGGTATGTACTTGACCCTTGTACTGTCAAGTTACCAGTAATAGTAACATCACTGGTCATCGTTAGGCTAGCATTGAATAAGCTACCTACAATAGATCCCGGAACAATCTTGGTATTAGCAAGGATCGTTGAATCCGTAATCTGATTATTCTTAATTCTGGTTAGATTCGCCATTTTAGGTTAAAACTCCGCATATTATAATTGTTAATTTATACTACTGGGTAGCGGCGGTTCCATATTCCCCTGAGCTGGCACAGTTTGTTATATGTATTTAGCTGAGGCGGCAAGAAATGATGTGTGCTATTTTAGCGAAATGCAGGTCCTACACACCACATAACTAAGGTTTTTCTTATTCCACTAGTTACTGGTGTTACTCGGTGTAGCATACAACTAGGGAATGCTACTACTAGTCCCTTTTCTTTGCGGACCTGCGTAGGTTGTGCACTGTAGTACAATTCTAAATCGCCGCCTTCGTATTCGCTAGGGTCACTTAACTGTAAAACTAAACTGAATTTTCTAGGAGCAGTTGATTTAGTTCCACTGTCAAGATGCCAAGTATAGTGATCTTGATTGGTACTATCATAGACCGTATATTGAAAATGCTCATGAAATCCATATAAGTCGTACTTGTAGTATTGGCCATTTAGGGTTGATGCTATATGTGATAGTCTATCATAGAGCCATTGGCTGTCGGCTTGTAGATCAATCCAGGAAATTTTTGATCTACGAATTTCCTCAATTAACTCATTATTTTCAGCAGTGCCTACATTACCATCTTGAGCAGGTCTTGCTTCGCCGATGTTAATGATATTCGCAACATCTTCGTCGTTGAATCCACCTTCCCACATTACGAAAGGTTCTTCGCCGACACCAAAAGCAGGCGGGGGTGTAAAAATATAGTTTGACATTACATGTGCTCCAAGATACAGTATTTAACTGAGAGGATTGGCTGAGAGAGAAGTTTTTGAGTTTGGTGGTATGTTTAGATTACTGTGATTGCTTTTAGATCATCTAATGTTTCTGCTGTATCGGCTAATTTTGTAATGTCACGTAATCTTTCTTTTTCAGCTACAATAGCAGAAGTATCAGCGCCTGTTTCTAACGCACGTTGAAATGCCACATCTTGTGCGGCTAATAAAGGCACACGTTCTTCACGTAATCGTGCTTTAGTAATTTCTTGAGCTTTGGCAAAGTTTATTGTAATCATGCTGTATACTCCCAAGCATCTCTAAATGTTCTATCTGAAGGTATGTCTGATTCTTCTACAATTTTGTACTCTGCGCCGGCGGGCACATCTTTAGCTGCTAGTTCTTCTATTGTATGTGTGGCTAAATATTCAGCAGTAGGAACTAGTATTGCTACTCCGCCGTCTTCTTTTTTATATATAATTCTTTTCATATTTTATCCTTACTCAAAAATAGATACCATAACCCAGGCTGCATCCATCACGCCGCCTTGGTCATGACAGGTAAATATCGCTTGAGCAGTGGTAGTAGGATCAGTTAAATAATTTGATATCTCATTTGGCATAAGGGCAGCTTGTCCTCGCCCGGGAATTGCCGAACAACAGCCCACGCAGGTATAGGTAGTAGAAGACATTGCTGTAATGAAGTTTACTACATACCTACCAGTACCGTTATCAGTGATAGAACTGACATTTTGACTTGCTCTTATTGCCACTGTACCTTGTCCGTTAAAGTTAACAAACGCTCTAGCTGAATACGACGGCGCACTACCCGAAGCGGATGTTAGTTTTGTGGCTGTTGTAGCTGAACCAGCAGTAGATGCTGATCCCGCGCTAGTAGCATAGTCAGCAGTCGATGCTGATCCAGCAGTAGATGCTGATCCAGCACTAGAAGCGTAACTTGCTGATCCTGCGCTAGACGCATAACTAGCCGAGCCGTCAATATTTACACCCGATAGTGTTTGTCCGGCTGATGTACGATTTAATGCTATCGATGTTGTTCCAACATATAGCACATCTGTTGAGTTTGCTTTGCTGGCTATTGCGCCAGCTTGTACTGCGGCATTGCTTGTAAGAGTTGCTATGGCACTAGTAATTGGAGTTGTTATGCTAACACCATTTGCGTAGTTGTAGTTTGTACTGGAGATATTACCCGAGACTGTTAGATTACCTAAGGTACCTACGGTGGTAATATTGCCTTGTGTGTTATGTAATACGTCTGGTGTTACCTGTGTTAATGCCATATTAATTCTCTGTTATAGTGTATTTAACTTATTACCCCAGTAACTGTTCCGTTTACTATGAAGGTTGCTGTGCGCCCATTTAGCGTAATAGCTTTACCTACTGCGCCACCAGTACCGGCTGCTCCACCTGCCCCACCTGTTACTGAGATACTGTTGGCTCCTCGACCTCCGGCAGTTCCATTATTACCTGCTAGCCCGGCTACTCCTACTCCGCCAACTGCTCCGGGTGCTCCAGCTAAACCAACTGGATCTCGGTTTATAACATTAATACTGTTACCACCCGTACCACCACGACCACCATTACCTGTAGGCACCGCACCGGCCACGCCGGAATAATTTCCAGTATCTGTATTGCCAGCGCCGCCACCCCCGCCACCACCACCACCGCCGCCGCCGCCGCCGGCAATAATAGTAGCTCCGGTGTTATCTATCGAAACTGAATAATTCAGGGTTATTGCTGTACCACCAGCACCACCGTTGCCGCCGGTACCACCGGGTTTACCGGTAACGGCCGAGTTCGCTGGTAATCCGCCAGCTCCAGCAGTACCACCTGTACCAGCTGTTCCAACAATTGTGCCTCTATTGTTAATGCGGACAGTGTCACCAGAAGCAAATGCAGCAATAGTTAATCCAGTTAGTGTTACTCCGGAAGAAATCGCCAATGTAATATCAGTTAAACCTGCAGAATAACCAGAAACTGCGGCTGTATTAAGGGTGTAATTTGCTGTATTTGACGCTATAGTAATTGTTCTTGCTACACGATTTGCTTTACCATAGCCAACGTTCATAGCTATAGCACCACTAGCCACTCCAAACAATGTACGCACAGCTGAGTCATTTAATGATATCTGTGCTGTGGCGGTTAAGCCAAGTTCTACGTTGATTGCGTTAAATGATATCGCACCGCTTGCTGGTAAGGCCATGTTACTTGCCCTTTATTTGTTGCTCTAGCAATTGGACCTGTTGTTGTAGTTCTTTAATAGCCGCAAACGCTAGGGCGCACATTTTTTCATAGTCAACTGCTAGATAGCCATCATCACGGGTGCGCACTGCTTCAGGTAATACCTGCGCAACATCTTGTGCTATAACACCAAAGTCTGCTTTACGCATAAAATAGTCATCTAGGCCACCGTGATCGGCAATGTATTCATCAGTCCAATCAAATAGTTTACCACCAATGGCAGTAACTTTATCTAGTGCGTCGGGTATGTCACGCACATTTTCTTTTAAGCGTGAGTCTGAACTGTAGTAAGCAGTAATGTTGTTTGTAGCACGTATTTCACCAGTGGTTCCACTTGCGGCTGTACCTACTCCTAAACTGCCGAACTGTACACTAGACGATGTAGCTACTGCTTGTCCAATACTAAACGTAACTGCTCCTGTGCCTGCACTTACACTAACTCCTGTGCCAGCCACTGCACTGGTCACTGCTGTTGATAAGTATCCACTTGGATTAGTTGCATTATATGGTGTAAATCCTAGTGCAGTAGTAACTTGACTAGAAGTAATTGCTCCAGCTAAATTTGTAGCACTCACATTGCCGGCTGTGATATTACCTGTAAAGGTTGCTGTTCTACCAACGTAGGTATTAGCATAGAATGTACTCCACCAAGCTGATGTGCTACCTAAGTTTACGCTTACGTTGGCATTAGGTACAGGAGCACCACTTACTGTTAAACCAGTTAATGTGCCAACACTGGTAATGTTAGTCTGTGCTGCAGTTGTTAGTGTTCCAGTTAAATTAGTAGCACTTAGGTTACCTGCACTTACATTACCTGTAAATGTTCCACCAACTGATGTTAGGTTACCGATACGTAAGTTACTGTAGTTAGCATTAGTAAAGTCAACTGTTGTAGTAGGTTCTCCTACTACATTAGCAAATAGTTTCCAAACGCCATCTGTAGCATCACGAACAAATCCAGTATGTTGATAACTAGGATTAGTAAACGAACTAATAAACCCAATATCTAATACATCACCGGTGTTATCATCGGCTAGGTAAATCATAGCATCGTTGAATGTAACGTTGTTACTGTCAAAATATGTTACATTACCTGCAACCTGTAAGTTTCCGCCAATGTATAAGTTACCGCCTATGCCTACACCACCAGTTACTACTAGTGCGCCCGTTGAACTTGAACTACTACGCAACGTGCTAGTTATAGATACATTGCCAGTAGTAGTTACATTGCCCGTAAATGATGCTCCTGTAAGTGCAGCTTTTTCAGTATCTAATTCTGCTAAGGCATCTTGTACATTAGTAGCCGATATTCCGCCAACATTACTAAACACTACATCACTGGCATATGATGTAAAGTCAGTATAGGCATCGACTTCAGCCAATAATACTGTACCAGAACTTACCCCAGTCGATAATGTAACAGCCGAGCTGTTAGTTTCTGTATAAGCACTGTCAAACTGTCTAACACCGTTGATATATATGCGTAATTGTCCTGCCCCGGGTGTATAGGTGCCTAATCCTGTAAATACTGTTTGTCCTGCTGTAGCTGTTTTATAAGTACGGCTAGTACTAATTGTAGTACCTACCGTGCTACTAGCACCTGATTCAGCAGCCCAATAATAACTACCCGGTCCAGATGTTTTTAATACATATCCACTGGTTTCACCGCTTGGAAATAGATTGTTTAACGCTTCACTTGAGCTCGTTGCTCCTGTACCGCCCGACGTTATTGCTAATGCCGCCGTCAGCGTTATGTTTGGTGCAACTACAGCACCTGTGAATGTTGCTCCTGCCAATTGCGCATAGGTACTTTGTATAGTTGCTAGTGTACCGGCCTGTGCTGCGGCATTTGATGTTAATGTTGATACTTGACCATCAACATATCCTTTCATTGCGGTATTAGCTGTCGACAGTTGTCCGTCAACATAGCCTTTCATAGCAGTATTAGCTGTGGTGATGGCTGTTGTTGCGCTGGCGATAGCACCTGACTGAACTGCGGCGTTGCTGTACACCGCATCTAATATACTCACACCGTTAGCATAGTTAAAGTTGTTTGCTGATATGTTTCCGTTAACTTCAACAGTGCGTGTAATAGATACTGCGTTAGCACCAATTGTAGCAATATTTGATCCATCAACCGCAATAACAATATTACCAGCACTAGTACCGCTGTCTATAATTTGTATGCTAGAATCATCTGCTTGAATAACAGTAGTATCAATCCCACTTAATTGTGTTTGTAAATAATTTAGTGTAACAACATCCTGTGCCAATGTCGGGTCAGCTGATTGTAGCACTGTTAAGTTACCGTTGACTGTAGATGTTAATACTCCATTATTATTTGTAATTGCCATCCCACCGAGATAGATAGAATTACCACTTAAGTACAAATCCTTCCACCAATGAGTTGGGCTACCTAGATCGTAGGTAACATTAGCTACTGGAACTAAATTTCCTGTTATTTCAACATCAGTAGCAGTAGCTTGTACTTTAGTATTACCGTATTGTAGAGCAGTAACAGTTACACCTGCTGCAAAGTGGCGAACTTCAATTACGTCTGTGTCGTGCGGTACTTCAGTAAATGTTATTTGGTTATCGTCGTGGACGTTATATGCGGTTACTGGTTGTTGTACTGTACCGTTAATGCTAACGAATACGCCGTAAGTGGTTGTATTTGAACTTAGGACAAATGTGTTAGCACTACCGTCTGGATTTATAGTTTCGCTGGTTACTGTTGAAAATCCAGGTACAGCCCAATCAGTTCCGTCCCAGTATTCGATACTACCTGCTTCTGTATTAAAGCGTGTATAACCTATTTCAGGATACCCTGGGCGGCTAGCAGTATCACCTGCTGGAATACCGATAGCGTCGGAACCTATAATCTGTACTACGCCTGTTCCTTGTGCATCAAGTACAATGTTTCCGTTAGAGGCAGTAAACGTCATGCCCGTTCCTGACGATATAGTTGTATTAGACACTGTTAAGTTACCGATGGTGCTAGAGATAGCCAAGTTAGCTGCGTAGGTTACCCGTCCTTTGTCGTCAACAACAATTTGCGGAATAGTGCCACTGCTACCGTAGGTGCCTGCTGTCACACCAGTGGTCGTTAACCCAACATAAACATTACTGTTTGCGCCATACCCAACAACATCGCCGTTAACAATAATGTTGCTGTTACTAGTTAATATTTCAGCACCTAATACATCTATACTTGACGCAGAAATTTGATTTGCGATAATAATATTAGATGTTATTGAATTAGTAACTGCTATACTGTTAACATTACTACCAATATTTAAATCTCCGCTGAGTGGCGTGATTGTGGTACCAACTACACTTAGATTTCCAACTTGCTCAAGAGTTAAATTATTAGCCGAAGTTATTCTACCGGCAGAGTCAACTGCTAATTGAGCTATATTTGTGTTTGACCCGTAGGTTCCTGCCAATACGCCAGTACTGCTCAGTGCTACATAAACATTAGTATATGTGCCTGTCCCGACTGCGTCGCCGTTAACTGAAATGATTGAATTAGCTGTTAAAACTCGATAGTTTGCTTCGTACAATTCGTCAGCATTAATAACACCGCCGTTAGTATTACCTGTGATAGAAATATTTCCACCAATGGTGATACTATCAACATTAATATTACCAAGGTTGCTGATATAGGGTTGATTTGAAGTTAATACTGTTCCATTGATATTTAAGGCAGTGATCGTATTAGCATACAAAGTATTCCACCATAAACTAGTATTGCCTATCGAACCAGAGGCATTTGATGCCGGCAATAGTTGACCCGATACTATTACATTGCCGCTTACATCCAATGATATCAATGAACCTAAGCTAGTTATGTTTGGTTGTGCGTTGGTTAACAGAACACCTGATAAAGTTGTTGACACAAAGCTGCCAGCAACTATACTGTTTGCGTATACAGTATTCCACCAATTGGCGGGACTGCCTATGTTGTGTAATAGATTGCCGGATGTTAGTAAGTCACCACTGGTAATTAATATATTACCAGCAACTTCTAATTCTTGTGATGGGGACTCTGTGTTAACGCCTAAACGGAAATTGGCAAAGTCCATGTAGACTAGGGCATTACCAGTCGTGGTAAACTGTAGATCTATGCCTTGTCTATCTAGATCGGGTAATAGTGAATATCCCGGAACACGACTAATTGCCATTTATTGGTCCTCTTTTAATATTTATCTGAGGACTAATTGACTATCGTATTACCATAATTATGAACGATTGTTATAGCTGCCCCTGGACTAGGTGCACTTGAAAATTTAATAGCAGTGTTACCTAAAAACTCATAGTTAGTAGACGGTATCTGATATACTGTACCTACATGAACTAATACCTCTGCTTCGCGGCCGGCAGCGTAGCTAACTGTCATTGAATTGATAACCGTGTTAGCGCCATCACCTATAGCACTGTTATCCACAAATATATTAGATACACCTTCGCGTGCCACTGCTTGCCACGTTGATCCGTTTGGTGTGTATTCTAATTTACTTGTACTAGAATTCCATCGAACTTGGCCAGCTACCGCATGATCAGGAGTAATTGTTGACGAACCTTTGTTAGGTAACCCTATCGCATAACTGCCAGTTTTAATAACTGTGTTCTTTAGCATGTGTCCCATATTAGATTCCCACGTAGCTTACTGTAGCAGTAACTGATGTTCCAGAATCGATATTAGCTTTAATTTGGTCATCGTGACCTAATACTAATTTTTCCATGTCTACTACAAATGTGTCACCGCTGGCAATTTGTACATTGTTATATACTATCACCGTAGCATTAGCTGCTAGCCCCGGTGCTGGAATAACCCATAGCGAAAGATTTCTAGCTGTCGCGTCAGTATTACAAAAGTACATTGTTGATACTACTGTATTACCTGAACTAGCATAGATATTTGCTGGGGATGTTGATAATGTTGTATTTCTTACTGACATGGTTTATTCCTATAAAATTAAACTGAGACCAAATGCCCTAGTTTTTGTAATTAATTCCTGGTTCGCTACTACTTCGTTCACTACATATAATCCACTTTGGCCACCGCTGACTGAACCGCTATATAGATTAACTTTACCTGTAACACCTGTTGGTAGGTAAGTAGGAGCATTAAATTGAATATTAAAACTATTTGTTTCTAAGTTGCCGCCTAGTTGCGGACTAGTATCTTGTACTACCTCTGAAATTCCGCCACCAGTTAAGGCACTGTAGCCCACGTCGATGTTGCTAGAAATTTCCCAAGAGTCCGATGTTTCATTCCATCGAATGGCTGCGTTGCCGAGTGTACCTCTATCTATATAAAGATGAGCGTCGACCGGGCTAGCGCCACCAACCCCTGCTGCTGTTTCACCAGCATTAAGGGTGATGTCTCTATCCTCTACATTTGTATTAGTTACTGTGGTTGTATCGTATACACCTTTAACGTGTAAATTACCAGTAAGATATACGTCGGTAGTATCGATTGTATATGATGAATTAAGTTTTTTAACTGTTGCCATTCTAATTTATCCAGTTTTTATTATTTATGCTATATGTCTGAAGTGTGTATTCAAAAAAAATAGCACCCAAAGGTGCTATTTTTACTTTGACTAAAATTAGTCGTTTGATGAAATTTTAACTGTTGTGCCTGCTACTGCAGCACCGGTTGAAGTCCATCTAGCATGGCTGTTTGCAGTAAACTGTACACCTGCGGTACCACCAATTGCAGCTGGGAATAATAGAGCAGTACGTGATTCTAATTTACCAACTAAGTAAACTCCACCATCACTGTCTGTAGCAAGTAATGTCATTTCACCTGCGGCTGTTGGGCCACCTGCAGCAATAACTTGCGCTACTGTTGGACTATTAACACCATTAACCCCTGTTGGAACTAAACGAACTACCGCAGTACCGTCAGTATTAGTAACTCTGTAACGACGTGAACTACGTTGTGATACAATGTCTGCTTGTGAGCCGATAGTGCCGTTAGTTGTCCATGCGTTAGCTTGGATTGTGTTAGCAGTAGTAATTACACTAGCGCGAACTGCTGTTAAACTACCGCTTACACCGTTATCCCAGAATGTAATACCTGCTGCAGATTTAGCCGCATTGTTTGTGGCACTCATTGTAACAACGCCTGTACCGTATTGTTCAATTGCTACAATTGTTGTACCTGCTGTGAATCCTGTATTAGCAGTCATACCAACATATAACCCTGCCACGCTTGAAACTGTAACGTTAGCGTTTGCTGGATATGCTGTTGTACCAGTAACTACAACGTTACCTGGTTTAACTAAACTAATAACAGGTGCTGTTGTATAGCCTGTGCCTGCTTCAGTGATTGATGTTGTGTCAATACGACCATTGGCTGTACTTATACCAACAGTAATTGTAGCGCGAGTGCCACCAATTGGACTAACTGCTACTGTAGCCGTTAAACCTTGTGAATAAGCTGAACCACGATTTGTTAATGTAATGCTTGATAGACCTTCACCACCAGCATCACTGTAGGTTAGACTGTCATTAACATTATCTGAACCAAAAAACTTTTTCTTAATAGGACGTCCCATTTGTTTCTCCTTTTATAATTAGCGTTCTAACGCCTACGCGGTGGGGACCGCATAAACTCTCATTCAAGAGCGAACAAAGTATTTATCGTATATTGACTTTTACTCTAAAAGATAGTACAATAGCACTTCGTTAGTTAAGGAGAGTATGATGACTTGGTATAATGCAAAATACAAAGGAATTAAGCCCGCTTTTAGAGGCGGAGATACAAACTATAACACTATTAATGCTACTAAGAAATATGTAGAGTATTTTTTAGACATACAAGATATGAACGACTTACTTAGAACTACTAAAAGTTTTGATATTAAGATGGATTTGTTATATTGTTTAGACAAAGCAGAAAGCAAGCGTGCGTGGAATTTTAAGCATCCTAACTTTTGTCAAACAGATGCTAACACGTTACTACAAGCTGTAAGAAATGCTAAACGTAAGGATGGTTACGATATTACAGAGCGGTTTGAATATTATGCGTAGCCAACAAAAAAGCCCCTTGCGGGGCTTTTTTTAATCGTACCTTTAAGGTTTTAATCTTATTGGAATGATAGGTTGCTTACACCAACTTCTTCTAAGTAGTCAGCTGCGTTACCTAGAGATGAAGCAGTGTTGCTTAACTCTACATAACCATAACGTGTCATGAAGCCTACTACTGGTTCAAAAGTAGCTGGATCAAGAACAACACCACTGCTCATTAATGGAACGTATGGGCAGTAGAACGCTGCAGCGTCAGCTTCTGAAGAACCTTTGTAACCTACTAATACTGGTGTGCTGTCTGAAGCATAACCATCAACGTAGATCTTCATAGCGCCATTCAATGTACCAACAAATTTAGTGTTTGTTGGAGCTTCAAATGTACCTTCTGTACTACGAGCAAAAGCTGAAGTAGTAGCAGATTGAAGAACTGTTAATGCTGCTGCAGATACAACAGCCCAGTTACCAGCGCCACGACGTGTACGTTGAGCGATCAAGTTAGCTGCGCGGTTAATTAAAACAGCAAGAGCAGCGTGCTCGTCACCTACGAATGTAGCAGTACCAGAAACAGTAGCTTGGTTGTAGCTATATGTTGAGTATGAAAGAGCACGTAGACTAGCTAAGATTTCTTGATCAATTTCAACAGTAATTTCTTGAGCCAAAGCTGCCATGATTTCTGCTTCAACATCTAAACCGTGCATAGATTGTGCGTCTTGAGCTGCCTCAAAAGTCCAACGTGCGCTTAGTTTACGTGTTTTAGCTTCAACAACTTGTTTCAAGATTTGAACGTTGATACGGTTACCTGGAACGCCTTCAAGTGAGCTAGTTGAAGTAGCTTTACCTGTTGATGCGCCTGAGTAAGCAGTAGCAATGCGGAATGGTGATAATGCTTCATCACCAGCTGTAGTAGCATCAGCACCTGAAGTACCTGCACTTACGCTATCAGCGTAACGTACACGTAATGTGTGGATTTGTGCTACTGGGCCAGTCATAGGTTGTACACCAACGATTTCGTTAGCGATAACTGTTGGCATAACACGACGAATTACCGGAAGGATTACGCGGTTTAGTGTAGCAACGTTACCTACTGCAGTTGCGCCACTAGATGCTGTTTCCATCAAGTGCTTCTTAGTGTTTTCTAAAATTACAGCCATTGTGGTTCTTTTCGAACCTTGTAGACCTTCTAACAGGGCGTCTTTGGTCTCGTTCCAACGGCCTTCTAATAGTTGGGTTGTCATTTCTTTATCTTCCTTTTATAAAAGTTTGTATTACTTTAGCCCTGCTAAACGCTTAATGTCAACAACATTGTTGTCGATTACTTGAGCGTCTGTTTTAGCAGATTTATCACCAGTTACTTCTACTTTACTTTCAGCAAGCATTGGCTTGTCGGCCTTTGGCTTAGCTGGAGAGTTATTTAGAACTGCTGGTAGATACTTATCGTAAGCAGATCTGAGTTTCTCAGTCTGTACGTTTTCGAGTAGACTGGTCATTATCGCAGCTTTCTCTTTATTTAGTGGTCCTAATAATTCTGTTAGTGTGTCCTTACGGCCAGCACTTTCAGTGATTACACGGATTTCTTTTTCTTTAGATTCAACTAAAGTTTCTTTTTCAGCTATTGCTTTTTTACTTTCAGCAATGATAGCGTCTTTCTTAGCTAACTGTGCTTGAAGTTTAGCAAATTCTTTGTTCTCATTTAAGTGAGTAACAGCAAATTCACTAGCAAACGCTTCAAATAGGCGACGACCAAACATGTTCTCACGAGCCGCTTGGATATCTTCTTTTAGTTGGGTCAATTCTGTCCCTAGATTGGTTGCCACTGCTTCCTTAACAAGACGAGCACTACGGCCAATAAAGTCTTGTTGTAGAGCTGCTAATTTAGTTTTAGCTTCTGCTACAAGTTTAACTTTAGTTGCGATAACATCTTTCTTGTCTTGGTCAAACTCTTTGATCTCTTCAGCTAGCGCACGGATAACAAATTTTTCTAACTTAGCAGTTGCTTCGTTTTGAATTTTGCGATCTGAACGTAGTTCTTTGATCTCTTCAGCTAGTTTAGTAACCATAAAGTTATTAAATTTGCCTGCGCTTTCAACCATGTGACGTTTAAAGTTCACACGATCTTCTGCTAGAGCTTGTTTCTCACTAGCGAACTCTTTAAGTTCGGCAGTAAGACTTTCAGTGACCATTTTGTCTAGAGCTTCAACCATTACTGTCTTGTCGTGATTGTAGCGACGAGCGAACTCTTCACGCAATTCAGCGCGAACAGTCTCACGTGCTTCATTAATTTGACTTTCCCAAGCTTCTGTAATAGCTTCTTGGGTAGCTTCATTAATGATGCCACTTTCTAACAATGGTTTGATAGCATCTAACATTGTGATCTCCTATTTAATTTTTAGATCTTTGATCAAGCGAGTAACTTGCTCTTTCAAATACTTCTGTACCTTTTGATCTGCGCTGGCTTCTTTTGCCATTTCGAATACCTTAGCACCACCACGCATATTCATCAGTCCTTCGTAAATCGCTGTTGGATACGCATTAGGTGCGCTTGGTTGCGCAACTACATCTACAGTGACTATTTCAAAATCACTGACTTTACCGTCACCTTCAACGTTGCCTGAGCCACGTGAACTAACGCCAAGTTTAACACCACTATCCAACATAGTCTGAACTAACTGACCCATTGGAGTAGGTAAAATCTTTAATTTGCCGAAGCCGTTAGGACCGTCCATCCACATATCTGTAATCATGTGACTTACGCGGTCTAGATTAATCTTCAAATCATCAGGGTGATCTACTTCGCCTAAGACGCTGTAGCCACCCTTGATTTGTTCCATAATGCTAGAAACGGCTTTACCAATCTCATTTACAGGATATACTCGCTCATTGTGATTTTTGACACCACCTTGAATGAATATACCTTTCATGTAAAGATCTTTACCTTTACCGTCGTGACGGTCTTCTGTTAGAACTTCCATTCTAGCAGCATCAAAGGTTAAGTTTTCTTTAAGATATAAAGCCATTATATTATCCTAATTAACGTGCTAACGGGCTTTTAGTAGCTACAGGCACTTTACCGTCTGTAGTTTGACCTTCGCCTGCTTTTGGTTTGTTTGCTGATGATAATGATTTAGTACCACCAGCTGTGTTTTGTACTTTACCAATTAAATCGCCTTTTGGTTTAACTGAACGATTAGGTGATTGGCCATCTGGGTTTTGATTTGCGCCGCCTTTAGCGATATTAGCAGATGAACCGCCCATATCAGTTTTACCAGCTACAATACCTTTAGTGTTAATTGTTGCTGATTTACCAGCACCAACTTCGCCACCTTCAGTTTTTTGACCTTGATCAGCTACTTTTTCAACGTATTCACGAACAATAGATTCTTCCAAATCTTCTTCTTCTTCGTCTTCTTCTGTATCACATTCTTCAGCTTCGTAGAATTCTTCTTGAGCAACTTCTTCGCCGCCCATATCGTTACCCATTTCGTCGCCACCGAACATGTCAGCGTGTTCTGGTTCGTTTTCTTCGCCGGCCATTAAAGCATCAAATTCAGCTTTAAGTTCGTCAAGTGCTGACTCTAAGTCAGTAATGCGTTCTTCATCACTGGCGTGTTCTTCTTCGTGTGAGTCTAAATCGCCGCTATCATCAAAGTCGTTATCTAATTCTGAACCTTCTTCAGATCCAAATTCTTCTTCGCCTTCTTCTTCTTCGCTAATGCCTTCTTCGTCGACTTGAATTTCGTCAACTAGACCTTTAACTTGGTTACCGCCAAGATTTTCATCTAGGTCTGTTTCGTCGATAAGGCTTTCGTAAATGTCACGTGATTTTTCAACAACGATGTTGTGGAATAATTCACGAGCCTTGTCAGAATCATCATTAATGATGAATTCAATTAACTGTTCGTACTTGTTCATGTGAACTCCTTAATATTAAGTTTATAATTGTCGATATACAATTATATAGATATATCTCTGTAATATTATTTACATATATAAGATAAAATTGTGGTTAAATGCGTTGTTTTTGATTCGTTTTGGGAGATAACTACATACCGGCAGTTGGTTCTGCCGGTGGTTCGTATTGAGTTTGAACTTTTTCTATCTTCTGTTCTTTTTCTAACTTGCGTACATCATTCATAATGCGTAGGCGATTTAACTGCGCTAGCGTTAATTTAGTTTTACGCAGGTCATTCAATGACACAGTCGTGTTGTCATCTTTCTCAGTGGAATAACCCGGCAATTCTTTGTCAAAAATTTCTAATAAGTTCATATTCTTATTTACCACAAGCTGTTAAGAACCGGCCAACGGCGCTGTAGTTGATGGCGCAACGCTACCCATGGCGCTTGGATTTGTGCCGGCGGCAGCCATCCCGGGCTCTGTTCCGGGTTCAGTTGGCATAGCTTGTTCTATATTACCTAGGTCAGTGTCAAGAGCTGCTGGAGTAACACCAACGGCACGTAGATTAGCTTCTTCCGTTCCTTGGTCAGTTTTGCCGCGCTCTTCTGCCCACATTTCGTCATTTTGCTGCATTTCTTCTTCACTTAGATCTAAGTAACGTTGTAGTAAGAAGCGTTTACTTAGATAGTTAATGGGTTCTAATGCTGTAAACGTAGCTATTCGTGTTTGATCAATCTCAGCTTGGCGATATTTGGCAAAGTTTTGTGGCTCGTTAAAGCGAAGTTCAAAGAGGCTACCGTCGATGTTTATACCTCTCCAGCGCATAAACATTTTAAATTCTGTATCTAACGGTTCTGCTATTAGAGTTTGTAAGCGTTTACAGTATTGGTTGAATCGCCATTCTTGAATTAATGCTGTTGTGGTGCGTCCGTCACTGTATGCTGCTGGACTGTCATCAGCTGTTGTTGGCAAATAGCTACTAGGAATGCGTAGACCACGGAATAGTTTATTAGTAAAAAAGCGTAAGTCTGTAATTTCACCCAGGTTGTTACCGCCCGGCAATACATCTACGCTAGATCCTCGACCGTCTGCAGTCACAGGAAAGAAGTAGTCTTCGTTTGTGCTTAATGGATTATAAGTAGCATCCATCATGTTCTGTCCGCCACCTGTTTGTGTAGGAATACGACGTTGATGAATTTCGTTTTTAATGCGATCAACAAAGGCCATAGCCATATGGCTAGGCATATTACCTACATCAATTTTAAATACACGACGTTCTGGAGCACGTTGTATACGGTAGATAATGATAGCGTCTTCTAATAGTTCCTTTTGTTTAAAAATCTTAAACACGCTTTCTAATACGCTGTTACCAAATGGCCAATTTATATCTAACCCTTCAGTTAAACTCATGTGTACTACATGTTCAGCATCAATGACTGCTTCGTTTTGCGCATGGCTAAAACGACTGCCGCCACTATAAGGAGTGTTTGGCTGGGTGTATGCTCCGCTAGGACCGCCAACTTGTGGGTGATTAACATACGTATCACTAGCCGCTACCGCTGTAGCAGTTAGATTTTGAAAGTTAATATTTAGGTCTTTAATCCAATATTGTTCAGGTTTCTTACCTTCTGCTTCATTAACAATAACTTTAGTTACTTTGTGCATCTCAGTCCAGTACATCTTGAATGTTTCTGGATCACGTAAGAATACTTGATCGCCATATTTGATAGTGTTGCGTACTAGTTTGAATAGGCGTTTATTTAATTGATTAAGAGTAACCCACTGTTGTAGTTGCTCTTTAATAATTTTAATTTCATTATCGGTTGGCTTTTCTTTGAAGTATAAATCAAATCCTGTGCCGTTTTCAATATTTGGCTGTGTCATAAACTCAGCAAGAATATCAAGGGCAGCATTAACTTCACTGTCCATATCCATTTGCTCGTACTGATTATAACGCTCGGTGCGATTTGGGTGCCCAATGTACACTTCGGGTAGTTGACTAGCAAAGTTGCGGTATCCCGGATCAATGCCTTGACTGACGCCGCGACCTGCTCCGCTAATGGGACTCATTTGTCCGCTTACGTTTGCTGTTTTAAAATGCTTTTTCCATGACATATGATTATCTCTAAGATACTATATTTAAGCCTTTACAGCGAGTTCTGTAGAATTCCTGATGTCATTCTATTATTTGTAGACATCGCATCTAATAGACTTCTCAATAACTGAGTTTGTTCTTGAAGTATACCGTTCATTTTGGGCATTTCTTCGGATGGCGGAGCACTACTAGGTATAATTTGTGTATCATTCCTTGATTCCATTCGATCAGTTGTTTTAGTTAAACTTGTTACTAGTTGTTCTAATGACTGTGCCGGTGATGTAATCGACGACATTTTATCTTTAAGGGTTGCTTGACTGTCAATGATGCCTATTAATTGTTCAGTGATATTGTTTGGCACAATAGACGACGGGCCTACTACTAATTCTGGACCTTGTTCACCTGTAATACCAATTTGGCCTGGTTTGATGTTGCCACCTTTAGCATATCCTTTAGTTTCCGCCGGCACTGCTGTAGCCGGTTTCCAATCAACTATTCGTCTACCAGCGCGGCCTGCTGTGACATAAACTGGCTCGTATCCTTGTTTGGCTGCTTCTTCAACTGATGGAAAATCATGCCCGACTACAGCACCACGGCCAGCTTTCACTTCCCCTCGTTCATTGGTGTTTTTACCAAGTATGTTTTTTGGCTTAGTATCAGTTTCTGTAGTTCCTGACTCTAATCCCATAGTCTTTTGAAAAGCTGAAAGATCTCCAGTTTTAGCAAACTCCGCTGCTCCTCGAAGCATTTTACTAGTAGTTTCAACTGTGGCTTTGACTATGTTAGCATAGTCTTTCATATACGTTCCAGTTAAAGTTTCCATAGCTACTTGAAACTTTTTAGTTTCTTCAGTAGCAGCTTGAAATCCGGTAGTCAACTCATCCGAGGCTGTTTGTTGTGATTCTGCTCGTTTAGCTGATGCTTCTGCAGCGCCTGGATCTAATAGGTATTTTTCTAAAGCGTTACCGATAGCAGCAAATTGTTCAGCGCCTTGTACTCCATACACTGCGGCTAAGTCAACTGCTTGTCCGTATCCTTCTCTAGCCGCACGATACTGTTTAGCATTTTCAGCAATAAAGTTTTGAGTTTCTGATGTGATATTTTTACTACCAGATTTAACAGCGCCTGAAATGCTGTCAATAATCTGCATAGCTTGTTTATTAGCCACAATACCCGGTATAGCCACTGCCCCGCCTACCATTTTTTGTACTAGAGCACGTTGATATTCTGGGCCCAATGTTTCTAATTGACTATAAGCCAATTTAAAAGCTTCAAGTTGATCGCCTGATAATGATGCCATCAATGAAGAACGCATACTTTCATCACGTGCTTTTTCCATAGCAGCTTTAGCATCTTTGCCTGTTATGTCACTCAGTACTTTTAAGTTAGTAGCATACTCTTGGGTACCTTTAGCCAATTGTGCTTCACTCATGCCGCGCAATCTACCCTCAGACTGACGCTGGGCGGCATATTGTGCTAAAATCTCACCTTGTTCTTCGTAACCGTAGCCCAACGCTAGTAGTTGATTACGCACTGAATTTGTTCCAGATGCCATTCCCTTAAGACCTTTGCTTAGTAGCAACGATCCTTCACTAGCACTTAACCCCATACCACGGATGTCTTCTCTTGAATTGCCGACAACTCTGCTAAAATCTGCTATACCTAGTCCGCTTTCGTTAGCTATAGTAGACATTTCAGTCATACCACCAGCAAAGCTAGCTCCTGCTTTAGTAAACGCAGATAATGCTTCTGTACGTTTTTGTAGTTCGGCCGCAAATACTTTATTACTTGCTTGTAATATAGTAACGCTGGCTTCTAATACTCCTTTAGATACTTTTCCAGCAGTGTCTGCTAGTCTAGCTGCTCCATCGCCGATAACAGGTATCATACCTAATAGGCCGCCAGCAATACCTTTAGTTGTGTCTATGGTTTTTTCAAGGCCTGCTTGTAGAAGTTCTAAACTGGTGTTAATAAGTTCTGAGCTAGCTTTGATGGGATTTTTAGCTAGATCATCATAGCTAGTTGCCCAATTAGCAGATACACTAGCTGCTGTTAAACTCAAATCCTTGCCAAAACTGTAGATATTTGAACTTAACGATGTAACTGCTTGTTTTAGTCCTTGACTAAATTTATCTGCTGACTCTCCAGCAGCATCTAGCGAATCACCAGTGCCATCAGCTTGCTCTGCTAGTTGATCGAGCTCAGATCCTAGTTTTTTAGATTTTTTAATTTCTTCTTCTTTGGCTTTAGCTAGTTTCTTTTCTTCAGTCTGTTTAGTTTTGTCTGATCGATTAACCGCATCCAGGATAGACTTCATGGTGCTTTCTTCAGCTGCACCTTCTACTGTTACTGGTCCATCTAACCCAGGAATTTCAATTTTAATAGCCATGATTTTTCCACTATAAATATTAGAATACTATTATCTTATTTATGGAGTTCAAATACCGATGGAAAACTCAACTGCTAATAATCCATTAGCCAAACACTTTCGCCAACCAGCGATTTATATAACTTTACCTAGTGGCGGTAAATTTTGGCCCGAGGGTTCAATCGACATTCCGTTAACTGGCGAAATTCCTGTATACCCAATGACTGTTAAAGACGAAATGCTACTCAAAACACCCGATGCCTTAATGAACGGTGCTAGCATTGTTAATATGATTCATAGTTGCTGTCCTAATATCACTAATGCCTGGGTATGTCCTGTTGTAGATTTAGATGCTATATTAATCGCTATTAGATTAGCCAGTTATGGTAACAGTATGGAGTTTACCAGCATTTGCCCGCACTGCCAAACAGTTAACGATAATGCTATTGATCTACGTGTGTTATTAGACAGCGTCAAGCCCGTAACTTACAACAGCACTGCTACTATACAAAATTTAGTATTTCATTTTAAACCGCAGAGTTTTGAAAACTTAAATCAAGTAAGCCAAGTGACGTTCGAGCAACAAAAGTTAGTTAGTTCAATAATTGACAGTGAGTTACCCGAAGATCAAAAAGCAGAACTATTTCGCGAAGGATTTGCCAAGCTGACTAATTTGAATTTAAACATGCTAGCTAGCTGTATTGATTCGATCGAAGCCGACGGACAGCATGTAGCCAATGCTGATCAAATCAAAGAATTCTTGGATAATGTAGACTTAAAAAGTTACGAAGACATTAAAACAAACGTACAGATGTTAGTTGACCAAAATAAAATAGCACCACTAACACTAACCTGTAGTAACTGCGAATCTACCTATCAAACAAACCTGGAGTTTAATCAATCAAATTTTTTCGTCTAAGGCTTTTGAAGCTGTCTGACGAGGAAATTATTAATCTACTAGACTCGTTAGAAAAAGACTCAAAAGCCCTAAGAGAAGAAGCGATACAGATATGTTGGTATATGCGCGGCTCAGTCAGCTATGACGATTCTATGTTGTTAACTGCCGAAGATCGAAAGATTATTTCAAAATTGATTAAAGATAATTTAGAAACAACTAAGAAAACTGGAATGCCGTTCTTTTAAGTCGTTATTGTCCTTAAAGTATATAATTAAGACTATTTGATATAGTCTTTTTTATTGGTTAACTACTTAAGATGTCTAACGACATCTGCTTTATCGCTTGCGCTCTAAAGCCTTTTCTTCTATTCTTTTTACTCTAATTTACTTTGATTTACTGTATGCTCTTCTAATGCTTTATCCAGATGTAAGTCATACTTCACCTATCCGAGGCAAAGTATAAGAGACACTTTATCCGAGTGCTTCCATCATACTAACTAAAAGAGATTATTTTCACTAACACGGAAGCGGTTGCCCTGTACTCCCTACTCTTGCTTCTTGCAACGGTAGCATCCATAGCCGTAGTTAGCCAACTATAGTATGCTTGCGGGTTGTATCTTTTTCACAGTGCCCACATCATTCGGTTTTTACACCTAGGTTTATATTGTTTCGATCGCTTTTTATAGCACAATACGGTTCTTGCCATCAAGTGTAAGGTCTAGTCCTTACGTTCCACCTGCGGCCATTACGCGAGCAGGATCTCCTCTTGATACAGCGCAGGCTGCAGCAGTGGCTAATATGTTACTTTGTAATCTTTAAATCTTTTACGGAATTTTTACCAAGTTTTAATTGAATAATGCCGTTGTAGTTGTTTTCACGCAACAAGACATCTTCCTTAAATTGGTAATAGGCTTCCAAGTAATTAGTTTCGCCTCTTGAGCTACACAGATGTATAATCTCACGAGTAAATTTCTCTTTGCCTAGTTGCTCAATATCTTCTATTAAGCGGTGTGATGAGCCCCAATAATCTTTCCAGTCTGTTTCTATGACTTCGTGTCGTTTATTTTTCTTGCCTTTTAGAGGTGGTCTCTTTTTGATGGTAGTAAAGTATTTGCGGCCGATGTAATCGTGCCCGTTGGTCGTATTTGTTATTCTATATATAAAGCCATAATAAGTTTGAATATCCTCGGAGTCAAATATTACACCATTGTACGTCCAAGGATATTCGTATGCCATGATACTATTTATTTCGCAGCCATCGCATTTTTCTTCTCTTGGATTTCTGCACGACGAGCTTTAGCTAATTTAGCCAAGTCACCTAAAGCGCCACGAGCACGTGCTGCCGCTGCTTTAACGCCCTTGTCTTCAAACTTTGCGCTTTCATCTGTGTATACTGCTACTGCTGCTAAAATATCTTCATGAATTGACATAATTGTCTCCTGTTGTCTGTTATTTAACCACCTGTAGTGGTGGTTGAATTATTTTATTTCTACATCGTTGTTATAGGTTGTAAACCCATTCTCTTTTACTACTGTTAAAATATTGTTTACACGACCTGCTAGTTCATCTTTGTGCGACACTAACCAAATAGATTTGTTATTTTCTCTAGTCATTTTCTTAAGGATAGCCAGGGCATTTTCAACACCCGACGTATCCATACCCGAATCAACAAGCTCATCGATAAACAATAAGTTAATTGGTTGATATAGGCTTTCCCACACATCACGGAATGCCCATGACAAGCTAAGGATAAGTCTATTACGTTCACCACGGCTCAAGTTATCAAAATCTAACTCGCGCCCTAGCTCTTGAATTTCTACACTTAGATCGTTTAGGAACTTAACACTATGCGGTAAGCCAATCTTATCTAAGTAATAACTTAAGCGTGCGTTTAAGTAGCTTAAGTTCTGGTCAATGATACGTTTACGTATAAACGAATCTTTGTTTGTTAATAGTTTTAATAAGAATTCTTGATGTTCTTTAACACGCATCAGCTCATTCATTACAGTGTAATCAATTTCAGCTAAAGCTGTGGTCTTCATTTCTTCAATTTGTTCATTGTAGGGATCAGTTTCGGCAACCTTACCTGCTAGCTGTGTTTGTAAGCTAGCCACAGTACTACGATGATGGATAGCATCTTCTTCTTTATCGTAGAACACCTTAGGCTGTTGACCTAACTCACCTAGCTCTTTTCTAGTTGCTTGGAACAATTGTAACTGTCCGTATAATTCAATGTACTGTTTGTGTGCTTCTGCTAAAGTAGCACGTTTACCTGCTAAAACTTCTTCGTGCTTGTTATCATGGAATGTTTGCCCACAAGCATAACAAGTATGCGCTTCTAAGTCGGCAATTTCTTTTTCCGTTTTGTCTACTAATTTTTGTTCACGAACACAATCACTATCGGCACGCAAGATAGCCTTGTCTAAGTCACCTAAGTCCTTGCGCTTTTGATTATACGCAGTTAGATCTTTATGTGCTTGAATTTCACTGTCAATATCAATTTTAAGCAACTCATCTAAGGCAGTTTGTAGTTTTGCTACATCATCTGCGTACTTAGTAGTCCACATAGTTTGTCGACGTTTTAGGCTGTCAATTTGTTCTTCTATACGCTTATTTGCGTCAGTTATAGCCTTAATATTGTATTCTTCTTGGGTAATTGCTTCCTTAGTAGCCTTACCCTGTTCTTTAAGTAAATCAGCCTTTTCACTTAGTAAAGTGATACCAAGTAACTGTTCAATAATAGTGCGTTGGTCGTTGGCCTTAAGACTTAGGAATGGTTCTGTATAGGTGTTAAGTGCGACAATATGTTTGAACATATCGTGACTCATGCCTAGTAAGCGTTCAATCTCCTGCTGAGTCTCACGGCTATCACCTTGACTATTATCGTCTTTGGCTTCTTGCTCTTGATCACCGATGTAAAATTTAAGTACGTTTGACTTGCGTCCACGCTCAATACGGTAGTCAATACCGTTAACTTCAAAATCAATAGTAACTAACATACCCTTAGCATTAGTTTTATTAATTAAGTTATCTTTCTTAATGTTGGTAAGTGCTGTACCGTATAAGGCATACGACAGTGCGTTAATGATAGTAGTTTTACCAGTGCCGTTACGTGCGCCACTGTCGTCGCCACCTAGGTCAACGTTTTCGCCTAAGACTAAAGTTAAGTCTTGCCGGTCAAAGTTGACAGCCTGTGTAGCATTACCTACACTCATAAAGTTTTTAACTGTGAGATATTTTATTTTAAACATAATTTAAAGTTTACAGGATTAGTAATAATAGATCAACGTTTATTTTGCCAATATTGCGCTTGTATTTTATCAATCTTATCACCGACTCCTAGTGCCAGTGCTTGCTCTATAAGTTTAGCTAATCGGAATTGAAATTCTAAACACGGTACAGAGTTTTGTTCAGTTGAATCGTGATAAACATAAAATTCATCGCTAACATATTGATCGTATAAACTCTGTTCGTTGTAGATTAATTCTTTAAAACTATCAACAGGTATGTCGTACCCTTTTAGCACTAACAGTGGAATGTTTTTATGATCGCAATAGAACCTTAGCAACTTAAGTTTTATTTCTAAGTCTTGTAACTCTAGTCTGGGACTATACAAATAATCAAACCACATCTGCTTAGAGGGATGTTCTAGGCTATTACTGCTTGGCCAAATGCCATCTACAGTAAAATTTCTTAAAGAATCTGATTTAACCAAACTTAATTCTCTAACAGCATTAACCTCTACATCTAATTTGCCTAAAGAACTCAACTGAATAACAACATAGTCAACAGGATTGTTCAACACATAACTAATTGCTCGATTTAAGATCCATTGGTTGCTAACAGCAGGCCCGCCTACATCGATAATCTTAAGGCCTGTTAACTTTAGGACATTACCCCAAGTCTTACGCTTTTGATCACTCCACGTAATACCGCAACCACTAATTAATACTTTTTTGTCTGACAATGACGTTATCCTTAAGTAAATGATCAAAAATTACAGCTTGTGTTTGATCAGGACACTGCGCACACACTGACTCTGGTTTTCCTATCAGGCCGATAAATTGTGTTAGGTCGTCTGTGCTAGACAACGCCTGATAAGCAAACCAATTCTCACCTGTATAATCTATAGCATTGGCTACAGCTGGGCATTTGTATAGCTTATTTTTATATAACACAGGGGTATTGGGCGCACCACAGATGCGATGTGCGCCAGCCGGATCGCCGTTAGCAGCCTTAATACTACTGCCTTCAACAGCATACGGTGTTACAAATTCACCAAATTTACTTTTGTAAATTTTAAATCCAGGGCGATGCCACTCAATTTGTTTGTGGTCACTACCGCCGTATTGCGCCATACGCCAATCTCTGTGATGTGATAATATTTGTTTAATATTGGCATTTATTAGGTGCTCGTGATCTTTACGATGTACGCTAACCTGCACTTCAAACGGTGTAAATTCGTACCAAGCATCACTGGCAAAGTTGTCTAATAGATACCCGTTGGTAATTAGTCGTAAAGTAGCATCAGGCCAATAGAATTTAATTGTTCTACAAACATCTATTAGTTTAGGATGGAGGGTTGGTTCACCGCCGAATAAAGTAATAATATTAGGATGTATAACCTTAGACCATTCTTGACTCCACGATTCTATTTCAGTCAGGCTAGCAACACCTTTACGGTCAAGGTCGCTAAGGCTTACGCAACCTCGGCAAGCAAGGTTACACGCATACGCAATCATAAAATCAAGACGATCTATTTTCATAGTTAGTTTTGTACACAGACAGCTGGTCAATATCTACATCTATTCCAAATGTATTTAAGATCATTGCTCTAACCTGCGTGGGTTCCTGTATTAGCTGTTCGTATGCTATGGTTAAATTATACTCAGTTGCGGGTTCAGGTTCTCTAATATACAGCATCTCAATGGCCTTTTGTCTGTTTTCCTCAGTAGGATCTATGTTTTCGGCTGTAAGGATCAATGACAGATTGTCCATTTGATAATTGATCATTTTTAAAAAATTAGGATTCTTTGCGGTTCTAGCAAGAATCTTCACTTGGCCGACAAACATATCACCGATTGGCTCTTTTACTAGTAACACCTTAGTCAATTGTTGATTTTTAAGATATTTCCACAACTGTTCGTCGTGGGGATTTTGAATACGTAGACTTTTAACATCATCTAACATAGATCTAGCAAGCTCTACGTGCCGATGTGTTGGTACAATTTCGTATAATGTATTATGCGCACGTCGTATCTGCGGATTAGGAATAGGTTTAAGGAACTCTTGCTCAAAACAATCGTTAACCTTATACCTACCTGTGCTTGTTTTAAATCCGTTAATGGGGGTACTTTGTGGTGCTTGACTTAAAATATAACTGAGGTATTCTCCGCCTGCCCCTTGATCGTAGTCAACAAATAAAAATGGCATTATAAGTGGCGATAAATGTCTAAAAGTAAATTCGGATCATAGTGATCGCTATTAATATTAGTCAATTGGTTAGTAACAATAGTATCAATACTTTCAAAAGCAATGTTACCTAATTGTATGTCTTGCCCGATGTCCATGTTTTTAACAGGAATTAAGGTAAGCTCACGTAGATTGTATGTACCAACAAATGTTTCTTTAATAAACGTAGCTTCTTCGTAGGTAATATCAACATCAATATTAACGCGACAGTGCATGTCTGCTAATAATAATGTGTCTGGCGTGCGCAATACATCACTTAAACTGTATACACGATATTTGGGTTGACCCGGCCAAGCATGGAACTCTGGATCTTCACCCCAAGTAAGTATCATCATACCACGTTCATCATCGCCGGCGTCTGCGTAGTTGTGTGGAAACGCATTACCAATATAAGTAACATTCTTACTAGTTTGACGTTTGTGGAAGTGTCCGCTAAACATATGATCGATATGACCAAAGTGCTCTCTACGCAATTCACCATGCTCTGGCATCTGTACCATGGCATTCATAAAGAAGTGTGGTAATTCAAAATGGCCAAACATATACTTGGCATTCATTTTAGGAATCTTTTTATAGTCATCGCCTACTAACCACGGCACAATGGCAACATCACCTTCACTATAGAAATCATTTACGATTTCAATGTTAGGAATGTGTCTAGCCCATTCAGCTGACTGTATATCACGCTTGTCACGATAATATAAATCATGATTACCTGGAATAAAGATAACACGGTCAAAGGCTTTGCCCAACAACTCTAATGCTGTTAGGCTATAGTTTAAGGTAACAATGTTGATAGCCGCTCGATTATTATGCCAATCACCTAGCATAAAGCAAACGTCGCACCCTTCTTCTTTTGCCTTGGTTATAAACCATTTAACAAAGTTTAAACAATCATCATTGTGTAGCTGACTGTTAGACTTTAAGCCGAAATGGATATCAGTAAGCACTGCTGCTTTTTTAAATAAGTTTGCCATAGTAATTAGTATAACACTCTATAAAAGTAAAGTCTACTCATAACCCATAGCTTTGGCTATCTCGGGGTGTGTCTTAGAGAAATCTTGATTTCTAATTTGGTCTAATCTCTTCATTTGGTTAACAAATTCTTGCCCGTCAGACCCTAATGAAACATTAATTATCTCAACTATATCATTGATGTGTGCCTGATGCTTGTGATTATGTATTGCTGTTAGTTTACCTAACACTAATTTTTTAGCATTAGGTGTTAACTTGCTGATAGATTGATATTTGGGATCGCTTATATAATAGAAGTAGGTGCTGTCGACATTAATCGAATTAATCCAATCTAAAAACTCGGGAATATAATATACATTTTGTATACTTACTACTGTAGAAATACCAATTTTAACTGTGGGCAAACTAATTAGTTGTTGTATATTATTAGCAACATTATCCCACTTTGCCCCATACCGCTCTAGTTCAAATTTTTCATTGATATTATCAACACTAACTGTTATTTCTAATCTTTCAAATTTATCAGCAAACGGTATAATACCAGATATATCAGTGCCATTGGTAGTAATGTACAAAATAGTTTGTTGACTTAATTTAGAAGTTACTAAAAAATTTAAGAATTCTATATTTTGTTTTAGTAGTAACGGCTCACCACCTAACAGTTCAAAATTTTTGATAGTAACGGAATGTTGCTTAAGTTGATCCCAAAATTTAGGATCCATTGCCCATTTACCGGATTCTATTAGAGTATGATATGGCGACCCTTTTCTATCACTGAGTGGTAATTGCTGTAATTCTTCAGACGCAATAGAAGAACTAAATTCTCCGCTACAAATTCTACATCTTAGATTACATATATTTCCGGTACCCCCACCAAAATATAATAGCTGACCTTCATTTTCCCAATCTATTAAATCATACACATTTTTTAACTTATACTCTGATAGTGTTCGTCTACTTTCTAAGCCTGAATCTTCTCTGTTCCAACAAGTGTCACACGCTGTTGGCTTTTGCCCATCTCTAAATTGTTGTCTTAAGTTTGCCATCCAATCACTGCCTAGTAGTTCAGTTACCGAATGATCTTTGATATTGAGAAATTCCCCAGAGTCAGTTATTTTACTGCTAATATCGCAGCATGGTCCTGCTGTACCATCGGGAAAAATATGTATGCCCACCCAAGCATGGGCACAAAATTGGTTATTTAAATTGAACAACGGTTTTTTATAAGGAATAACAGTTTCAGCATGCTCTACTAAAATAACATTTAATTTATTATTTAGATATTCAACAGTGGTTTGCTGATTTGAAACAATTATAATAAAAAAATCTGGGATATCGATGCGTAGCAATGTTTGATACAGGTGCTCTAAAAGAGCTGTATCTGTTTTTGAGAACGTATAAAATACTAGTCTTTCTGCAGGCAAAAAAATATCTTTTTTGATTGGCTTTAAAAACCGATATAAAAAAGAGCTAGGTTGCGAGTACAGCTGGTCTAAGTCGTACTCGCATAATACTGTATATTGATTTAAAAAATCAAATTTATTCATCAGCACCCCAACCACCGCCACCCCAATCACCCTGACGAGTGTATGACGGTGTGTAGTTGTTCATTTCTAAAATATCATCACGGATATTTTGATTACGCTTTTCAATGTTTAGGACACGTGTAAAGCTATTGGTAATTGCCGCTGTGTAATAGGCAAATGGATTTTGACTTTTAGCTTCGTCAAACTGTAGGCCAATTTGACTTAACTGTAACAATGCCTGACTGCGCATTTCATCATTGTAGGTATAGCCACGCCAGTTTGATCTAGTAGCATAGCGTTCACATAGTTTAACAAACATGTGTGCTAGCTTAGGAGTCATTTGTCCGTGATCTTTGCTGAACTCGCCCGGATTAAGTCCGTTAGTCCAATGACTTTTACCGACTACAACTGGTTCAAACTCCTCAGTGACTCGGTAGTGCAGGAATGGAGGGAAATTCACCTTAACATACTTAGCGGGTGCTTTGACTGCGACAGCCAGCTCGTCGTATTCGGTTTCGAACACGTCGTCATCTTCTAATTCTTCCGCTAGTTTAGCATCAGCTTTGCGTTGCTTTGCTTCGTCAATCGGAATATGCTCCCAGGTCATAACACGAAACACCACATCAGTAACAGGAATATTTTCTACAGGAATCGCAAACTCGTCTAGCTTGCGTTTGTTGCCTGCTAGCAACTCAGCTTCCTGAGCCTCTTTGGCTAGGCGCTCAGCACGCAATTTACGAGCTTCTGCGACATTTTTCTTAGTAATTGACGAAACATTAGTAACGATAGTGTCGTAACTGGTAACACTTGGATCTATAAAACTACAGTAATTTAATTTGCTTTTGTGTATTTCTTTTAGTATATCTTTATTGTTTAGATAATTGTGTTTTTTCACCCTTGGATTCCTTTTAACTACTACTATTATATAGTCTATAAATATACTATAGCAAGAGAAAAAGGAAAAAAACATGGCAGTCATTCCAGCAATATCGAACATACTAAATCCAAATGGTCCGGGATATAACTCGTCTGACATACGTAGATATTTTTCTGGATTGGGTCTTGGTGGCGGGGCGACTAATCTAAACAGAAATGCTGTAAGATTTATGTCAGACTCAACATCACCAACAGCACCCGAAGACGATTGGCGTGTTCGTATCAGCTTGTCGGACTCGAGCACATTATTTTATAAAAATACTATGGCACATGTTATGCAGCCGCTAGTTGAAACTAACGGTGTTATTTTTCCGTACACTCCAAGTATTAGTGTAACACACTCAGCAACATATAATAGCCAAACACTAACGCACAGCAACTATGCTATGCAGTTTTATCAAAGCAGTGAAGTTAATGACATACAAATTACTGGCGACTTTACAGTCCAAGACGCAACAGAAGGTCAGTATTTACTTGGTGCTATATATTTCTTTAGAGCATGTACTAAGATGTTTTTTGGAGTAGACGGCCAATCAGGACAAGCATCAGGAAACCCGCCGCCGATGGTATACTTAGATGGTTACGGTGAACATTATTTCCCTCATGTACCTTGCGTGTTAACAGCATTTTCACATAACTTACCTAGTGATACTGACTATGTTGATGTATCTGTATCATCTACAGTAGATGGAAATGATTATGAAACTACCAGCACAAAAACAAGATTACCAACATCTAGTAGTATAAGTATTACGCTACGTCCAGTCTACAGCCGCAAAACACTACATGATAAATTTAATCTCGATGATTTTGCTGCAGGTAAGCTGCTTAAAGGGAATGGGAGTTTCTTATAATGGCATCAAAAATTTCATATAGTAAAAGTAGTCCGTATTATACTACGAAAACATTTGGTTCATTCTTAGATGTAATGGTAGATCGAGTTATTCCTAAGAATGATAGCGACACACATTACGAAATTGATGCTGTATACGAGCATCGCCCAGATCTATTAGCACATGACATATACGGTAGTGCTAGCCTATGGTGGGTATTTGCAGCTCGCAATCCTGATGAGCTACAAGATCCTATCTTTGATTTTGTGCCAGGCAATATAATTTATGTGCCTAAAAAAGCAACTATTGTATCAACATTAGGATTATAATCGATGGCAATAAATGCTGAAGAGGTCACTGCTCCTTATAATCGCCCTAACCCCTTACACGAGTATCCGAGTTATACGTATAGTCTTAGTTTACACTTATTAAGTGTTGACGACTATAATGGTATAGTAGACGGCAACGAGTACACACCCACAAATGTTCTAATATCCAGTGCTGGCCGTTGGAACGAACAATCTGGCGCTAGTGCCTTTAATCGTAATACATATTTTGGAGAAGACTTTTATTTTCAAAGTTTAGATATTAAATCTTTTATAGGATTGGGTGAAGCAAATCGAAGTACTAATACTGTTGATATTAAATTTAATCTAATAGAACCGTACGGTCTTACTTTGTTAAACCGATTGCTGGCCGCGTCAGATGATATAGGACAACCTTGGAATTACTTAGCTAACCCATACCTGTTACAGATTGACTTTTTTGGTTCCGACGATGATGGAAATTTAATAGCACCAATCCCTAACATTACTAAACGTATACCTATTAGAATATTACAGATTAATACAAAATTATCTAGTAGAGGGTCAGAATATCACGTAACAGCAATTCCATTTAATCATCAGGCGTTTGATGAAACATTAGTTAGTACTCCTGTGGCAATGGAGATTACTGCTGGTACTGTAGCAGGATTTTTCAAAGCATCAAGTGAAACTGTACAAATAACACAACCTCCGTCGGTCACCAGAGGTGACGGCACTATTATACCAAGTATATTAATATCAAACTATAAAGAAGAGCTTTATAAAGCAAAGTCGTACGCAGATGCTTTAAATGCCTATATGATACAACTAGAAAGAACTAACAAAGTTAAATATGCCAATCGATACGACTTTGCCTTTGATCAAACCATTGGAGAAAGTGTTATTTTTGCTGCAGCAGACGATAACAGCCCAAAAACTGTACCGATGGCAGATGTAGCGTCGGCTCCTATTCTGCGCCAAGGCGGCAAAACAAGTGTATTAAATTTTAATCAACGTATATTGCCTATCAGCTATGCTACTCCTATAGATAATGTTATAGCAATGATTATAAGAAATAGTGAGTATGTGCGTAGCCAATTAGCTATACCCGACGGTGAAGTTAACCAAGCAACATATCAAGCCAAACTAGAAGCGAATAAAGATAAACCTCTTAATTGGTTTAAAATTATCCCACAGATTAAGTTATTGAACTACGATGAATCTACAAATACCTTTGCTAAATTAATTACCTATAGCATACTACCGTACGAAGTGAGTAATGTTCGCATGATAGAAGCACCTCAGGGCAAAGCAGATAGAAAGTATGCGGTAAAATATTATAATTATATCTACACTGGTGAAAATGATGATATCATCGAATTAGATTTAGAATTTAATGCTGCATATTACACTGCTAAAACAGCTTATAAAACAACCGAAATGTCGTTATCGGGTGTAGACAGTTACTACGATACTGGATCGAGTTGTGAAGTAGTTGACCCTAATAATACTAGACAACGGACATTGACTCCAAAAACATTTCATTACAGATTGCCAGACCAACGCCAGGTAGCTACGGGCGGAGCGAAATCCGCAGCAGATATTACTGCCGCTGATCTAGCTGCTAGCCTAGCTTCACAAAGTGTCGCTGACATGATTCGTGTTAGGATGAAAATCATAGGTGATCCTGAGTACATTAAACAAGATGATATTTTTTATAGCGTAGTTTCGGATAACGCGGGCTGGGTCGCTAGAGAATCTAGAGTAGTTACTGAAAACGGGTCGCTTATAACTGATACTAAAGAAGTACTAGTTGACTTGACCTTTAGAACTCCGGCAGACATGGATGACGAAACGGGCGAGATTAAGTATGATGACAGATTTAACTCTGACGGATATACTGGATTATATCATGTAATAGCTGTTGATAGTACATTTGAAGCCGGCAAATTTATACAAACGTTGGATATGGTTAGATATCCAGATCAAGGTGATTAATTATGGCAATCGATCGTAGAATAGGGACAAAAGTAGGCAAATCATATCGCAGAGAAGATGCGAGTGGTGTGCGTGTAGATCCATTTCCCTATATTGGTATAGTTAAAAATAATTTAGACCCCACCTACTGTGGCCGTCTACAGGTATGGATTCCAGAATTGGGCGGCGATCCTGATGAACCACAAAACTGGCGAACAGTAAGTTATGCTAGTCCATTTATGGGCCAGACTAACATTAAAAAATCAGCTACTACTAAAAATCAATATACCGAAGTTCCGCATACATACGGTATGTGGATGGTACCGCCCGACATTGGCGTAGAAGTTATTGTGTTGTTCATCGGTGGCGACCCTATTAAAGGCTACTGGGTAGCCTGTGTTAACAGTAGCATCAGTCGCTATATGTTGCCGGCTATGGGCAGCACAACTGATACTGATACTGAACTTGCTAATGATGAAGTTAAAAAATCGTTAACTACAGGCACACAATATCCAGTGACTGAATTTAACACCAATGATCTAACCAAAGTAACTAATTCTGGTTTTGTTACAAATCCCAAACCTATACACGAACCCCAATTTAATATATTAGTCACACAAGGGTTAGATAGAGACAGTGCCCGCGGCACAATTTCTAGTAGTAGCCAACGCGAAACTCCTAGTATGGTATTCGGTATTAGCACACCAGGTCGTCCAAAATTTGGCGAAGATCCTGCGGAAGAACCTAAAAAATCAATAATTGCTCAAAAAGTAGCAGACGGCACCTTAACCGAAGATGACTACGCAATTACTACACGAGTCGGCGGCCACACATTCGTTATGGACGACGGTGATGCCAACACCGGCAAAGATCAATTAATACGGATGCGTACAGCAAGTGGGCATCAGATTATGATGCACGATACTAAGAATACGTTTTATGTTAGTAACGCTGACGGTTTAGTCTGGATAGAATTGGGCTTTGGTGCTGATAAAGGTGGCCTGCTGAATATCTATGCCAAAAACGGAGTCAATATTCGCACAGAAGGCGCATTTAATCTACACAGCGACACTGACATTAATATAAATGCTAAAAATAATATTAACTTTAGCGCAGGTAGTAACTATCAAGTAGAAAGCGCCACTACTAATTTCATTACAAAAAACGCATTTGCTGTACAGTCAGGCACTGACTCTACAATCAAATCGGGCGGCGCATTTAACGTAGACGCAGCAGGTACTATTTCTCTAAAAAGTAGTAGTAAGATGTCTTTGCGCGGTAGCACAATAACACAGAACACAGATCCTGGTGCCAGTTTAAAAGATATTAAAAAACTTACAGTAAATCAGCTATCGGAAACTGAATTAAACACCGGCAATCGCTTATGGGAAATTAAACCAAAAAAATTATCAACAATTGTTACAATAGCACCCACCCATGAGCCGTATGATCGCTCAGCAATACCAACAGCTTCGGCAACTAAACCCGGAGTACAACCTAGTGCCTATACAGGAACACAAGATAAAACTAAAAACAATCAAGGCACGGCAGTAACTAATCCAGGATCTACTAAAGATCTAAGCAAGCAACCAGTAGCCAAAGCTGCTATTGGAAATCTAACTGCTGATCAAACAACGGCCTATTATGCTCAGATGGGCAAGAGTGAAAGCGGTGGATTTGACCCTAAGAAATTTCCAGATCAATATCACGTGGTTAATGACTACGGTTACGTAGGCAAATACCAAATGGGTTATGAAGCATTGATTGATGGCAAGTTAGTTAAGAGCTCGTGTAAGTCTAATGCCCAATTAAATAATCCAAATAACTGGATAGGCGGCGAGGGCAAACCTGCTAGCCTACAAGAATTCCTTGACAATGAAGCAGCTCAAGAACAGCAGATGGCAAACTACACTAGTAGCAATTATAGTGCTATGTTAAAAACTGGCACAATTACTAAAGACATGCCACCGGATCAAGTTGGCGGAGTGTTAGCTGTGGGTCATTTATTGGGTGCCGGTGGACCTCCTAGCAAAAAATATCCGGAAGGTTCTGGTGCTTGGTTATGGCGTCGAGGTGGTGGCGGCGCAGATGCTAATCAAACTACTGGTGATACGTACTTCCAAAATGGTAAGTATGCGGTGAGTGTGTTGGGCCCAAAAGTAGCCTCAGCAAACACACAGTAAACGCAGGATAAATATTCATATGGCAAACATATATCGCGGATTTAGTACTGTAGGTAGAACTAACAAGTTCCGCATTACAGACATGGAGTTGATTAAACAAGATCTACTAAACCACTTCAACATCCGCAAAGGTGAGAAGTTGATGAATCCGGAGTTTGGCACTATTATCTGGAATACTCTATTCGATCCGTTAACTGAAGAGCTCAAAAGCGTTATTATCAATGATGTTAACAGCGTGATTAAGTATGACCCGCGTGTGGCTATAGAAAATGTAATCATTACCCAGTACGAACAAGGCCTTCAACTTGAGATTGAACTAAAATCAGTACAGACGAATCAACTAGTCACTATGCTATTACAGTTCGATAAGACACTTCAAACAACCTCAGTCCTACAATAAACTACGTACTTTTTTCCTAAAATAAATACATTATAATGGGAAATTAGTATGGCTATCACCACAAGACAAACCAGTTTATTAGTTGCTGAAGATTGGACTAAGATATATCAAACCTTCCGTAATGCGGACTTTCAAAGCTACGACTACGAAACACTTCGTAAGTCAATGATTGATTATTTGCGTACATATTATCCAGAAGACTTTAACGACTTTACTGAAAGCTCAGAATTTATTGCTCTAATTGATCTTATTGCGTTCTTGGGCCAAAGCCTAAGTTTTCGTACAGATTTAAATGCTCGCGAAAATTTCATTGATACAGCGCAACGTCGTGATAGTATCTTTAAACTGGCTAAACTTATTAGCTATACACCAAAGCGTAATTTGCCTGCTACTGGTTTCCTTAAAATTGAAAGCGTAAGTACGACAGAAACTATCTATGACAGTAACGGAGTTGATCTGGCTGGTATATTAATTAGTTGGGCCGACGCCGGAAACGACAACTGGCTAGAACAATTTACTGCGGTAGTTAATGCTAGCCTTAGTAACAATCAAGTAGTTGGCAAACCTAGTAATAGCCAGTTAATCAATGGTATTCAAAACGATGAATATCAAATTAATTTAATTCCTAATGTGGTAGCCACTTATACATTCCAAAGCGCCATCGAAGGATCAGCAATGACCTTCGAAACAGTAAGCCCTACTAGCGCAGGTGAATCGTATGTATATGAAACTGCTCCTAAACCAAGCAATCCGTTTAATGTTCTATACAAAAACGATAACCTAGGCAACAACAGTTCTAATACCGGATTCTTTGTGTATTTCAAACAAGGCGAAATGCAGAGTGCCGACTTTAACCTACAAGAAAGTATCCCGAATCGTGTGTACAGTGTTAACACTAATAACATTAACAATACTGATGTTTGGTTGTATAGCTTAGACTCAAACGGCAATCCGGATGTATTATGGACTAAAGTACCAGCAGTGGGTGTTACTAACGTAATTTACAATAAATCAGCTGACAAAAATGTCTATCAAATTAGCACTCGTGCCAACGATCAAATTGATCTAATATTTGGTGACGGATCATTCGCTAATATTCCGCAGGGTAATTTTAGAATCTACTATCGTGTAAGTAATGGCCTTAGCTATAAAATTACACCTAATGAGATGAATAAAGTAGTAGTGCCTATTAACTATGTAAGTCGTGGTGGTCGTATTGAAACTATAACACTTACTGCTAGATTGCGCTACACAGTCGCCAATGCCAGCGCACGCGAAACTATTGATGAGATACGTCAAAAAGCACCTCAGCAATACTATACACAGGATCGTATGGTAACAGGTGAAGACTATAATATCTTACCTTACACATTGTTTAGTAATGTACTAAAAGCCAAAGCTGTTAATCGTACTAGCTCTGGTGTAAGTCGTTACTTGGATGTTATTGATACCACAGGTAAGTATTCATCGACTAATATTTTCTGCCAAGATGGTATCTTATACCGCGACCCATATGAAAATTCGTTTAGTTTTGATTATTCAACTAAGAATGACATCTATCGCGTTATCTACAATCAAGTTAAACCTATTGCTAGTGCTAAAGAAACACTTCAATATTTTTATTCATTCTATCCAAAGATTTCTGTATTTGATGTTTATTGGAATAGAGCTAGTTCTGTAGCCAATGGTAGTACCGGCTACTTCACTAATAGTCTTGGCTCGATATTACAAATCGGCGATTATGTTAGCAACAACAACAGTTACATTCATCCGGGTAGTATTATTAAATTCTCGGCAGGCACGGGCAATTATTTTGATGCGCAGAACACTATTCAAACAGGTATAGTGAGCAATCCTGGTGATAAGCAGTATATCTATGCCGCTGTGGTAAAAGTTGTAGGAGATGGCACCAATAGTGGGCTAGGCATATTTGATAATGGCTCAGGCGCTATTACTATTAACCAAATTGTTCCTAGTACTGCTATTATTGCTGAAATATACGCAGTATTTAACAATGATTTTAAAACAAGTCTTGTTGAAAGCATGGTCGGTTATATCCAAGCCTACGAAGAATTTGGCCTACGCTACGATGTAGATGCTAGTGAATGGAAATTAATTCTACCCGGTGATATTAACACCGGTGAATTTAGTCTTAATCAAACTGGCGATACTAGCGGACAAGGCGCAGACCGCAGTTGGTTAATTTATTTCCAAACTGTGGGTCAAACGTATACTGTGGTATACCGCGGATTGAACTATGTATTCGAAAGTGTAAAAGAAACTAATTTTTACTTTGATAATGATGTTAAGATCTTTGACCCAAAAACAGGATTAACCATTAACGACCAAATTAAAGTATTGAAAATTAATCATTTGCCGGACGATGTAAGCACAGGATTGGCACTCGATTATACCTGGTATGTTTATAAAAATATCGTCGACGTTGACGGCTACGAAAATCCTAATAAAATGTTAATCACATTCCCGGATGCAGATAATGATGGCGCTCCGGACAATCCAGAATTGTTTGAATTGTTAGTGGCCCCTGGCGTCAATACAACTAAAAAATATGTATACTTTGAACAAACTGCCGATTACGAGAATTATATCACAGAAACTCCAGTAAGTAATGCGTTAGTAGTGTCTGAATATACAAATCTTACTGAAATTAACACAAATAAAACAACATACGTTGATGGGCAATTGTTCTATGTGCCAGACACTAATACATTTTATCAATTGACAGTAACAGGCGCTAGCTATGTAGTTACTGAAGTAACTAATTATGTTGCTAAAACCGGACGTCAGGACATTTACTTTCAATATAGACATAATAGCCCAAACTATCGTCGTATTGACCCGAGTCCAAACAATATTATTGACCTGTATATGTTAACTAAACAGTATGCTACGGACTATGTTGCGTGGGTTCAAGACAGCAGTAATAAAGTTGCTGAACCTGAAAAACCAACCGGTGAGGATTTAATTATTGAATTTGGCGGCTTAGAAAAATATAAAGCAATCAGTGATACATTAATTTATAATCCTGCTAAATTTAAACCAATCTTTGGATCTAAAGCGGAATTGTCTTTGCAGGCTATGTTTAAAGTAGTTAAGAATCCTAGTGTAATTGTCAGTGACAATGATATTAAGACCAGCGTAATCGCAGCAATTAATGCTTATTTTGACATAGCTAATTGGGACTTCGGTGAAACTTTTTACTTTAGTGAATTGAGCGCATATTTACATCAAACTTTAACACCAAACATTGCTAGTATAGTAATAGTGCCTGCTAATTCAGCAACACCGTTTGGCAGTTTAATGCAGATCAATGCTGAATACAATGAAATTATTATAAGTGCCGCAACAGTGGATAACGTACAGGTTATCAGCGCCATTACTGCCGCACAATTGAACCAGATTTAAAACGCTTAAATACTATATACTGCTTAGGATCAAGTTATAATGGCCGCAAGAAAAACTAATAAATTTTTACCAGGGATATTTCAATCAGACGTTAACGATAAGTTTTTGTCTGCTACCTTAGACCAACTAATTGCTGAACCCAATCTTAAAAATATCTATGGTTATATCGGCCGTAAATTTGCGCCAACGTACAAAGCCAAAGATAGTTACATTGTTGAAGACTCAGCCGACCGCCAACACTATCAACTCGAACCAGGTATAGTTGTTCGAGATGATCAGCAAGAGATTACATTTTTCTCAAGCTATGTAGATCTGTTAAACAAGATCGAATACTATGGTGGGATTGTTGACAATCAAAGTCGATTATTTGACAATGAATATTATAGTTTTGATCCAAGACTTAGTTACGATAAGTTTGTTAATTTTACACAATACTATTGGTTACCTAAAGGGCCTGATGCTGTAGATGTTTACACTGGCTCTGTAGAATTAGCTAAAGATTTTGTAGTTAGCAGAGATCCGGCCACTAATCGATATGTTTTTACATCAGATGGTGCCACAGTTAATACGCTAATATTGGCTAGAGGCGGGAAGTATACATTCCAAGTAACTCAGTCAGGTTATCCGTTCTGGCTACAAACAGAATTGGGGGTAGATGGTAAATTAAATGCTACTCCCACAGTATCTACTCGTAGTGTATACGGTGTAGAAAACAATGGCGCCGACAGTGGCACAGTTACTTTTTATGTACCGCAAACTGATGCTCAGGATAGATTTAACGCTATGCAGACAGTCTACAATGTAGACTACGCTACCCCGTTGCCTTACACAGAATTACACAATCAATTGCTGAGTAGGTTCTTAGCAGATCATCCAGAGTACGGCGGAATAACAGGTAGCCTAGATGGAAAAACATTAATCTTTGTTGATGTCTCAAATTGGACTAGTCTTGGAGAAGGTGCTTGGTTAAGCCGCGGCATATTTGACGAGAATGGGCTACAAATCGACGGCTTTGACAACGGCGAAGTGGTACCAGATGCTCAACGTTATGGTGTGTGGAAAGTAAAATTCATTGATACAAATGGCAGCGGTGATCCAATTATCAAATTGATATATGTACAAGATGTTGCCTATAATGAAAAAGTCTTTATTAAGTACGGAATTCAAAATGCTAATAAAGAATTTTATAAAGAATATACAGGACTCTTTGAGCGTGTGCCTGTTATTTCAAGTATACAAAATAAAATTTATTATCAGGATGGTATTGATGCTGATATCTATGGTGAACTTAACCTAGTAGACCCTGCTGGTTATACTATCGATGTAGACGCAGATATTTTGGGCAAAGCCAACTATACTAGTCCTAACGGTATAGATTTCACCAGTGGACTTAAGATTCGTTTTGCTACAGATGTAACCCCAACAAGTTACCAAAACAAAGAATTTTATGTTGAGGGGGTAGGCGATAGTATTAAACTAGTTGATGTGGAGTTGTTAGTTACTCCGGAATCATACAATGATGAGATAGCAACAAACTACCCACTACAAAAAATAGTAGTAAGCAAAGCCGCAACAGATGTAATTCTAGCTGGTGCTACTATTACTATAGGCACTAGTACTATTATAGTTGATACAGAAGTACCAGCCGGCAAAACATCCATTATTACACTATCATCTGTAGCGGACATTACTAAAGGTATGACTGTTAGCGGAACTAATATTGCTAGCGGCACTGTAGTCAACGATGTATTGCCTAACGAAGTTTTTCCAGAATACATCACTATTGTTCGTTCTAGCCAAGATTTAAACGCATGGACTCGTAATAACCGTTGGTTTCACTCGGATGTAATTACTAAAACAGCAGAATATAACAATACTGTTCCATTCTTTGATCAAGTACTGCGTGCGCAACGCCCTATTGTACAGTTTGAGTCTAACTACCAGTTGTTTAATTACGGTCGCATAGGCAAGCAGGCGATTGATATTCTTGACACCACTACTAATAATGCGTTTAATGAACTAGAAGGCAAATATTATACAACAGCATTTGGTGAAGATCTAACAGCATATCCTAATGGGTTGCGAGTTTTATTTGCTAACGACATTGACCCATTGGTGCGTGATAAAATTTATGTAGTGAGTTTAGTTTATACTGAAGCTAGTCCTACTACAGGTCTGCCAACAGGTGACCCGCAGATCAAATTGACTGTAGCAGACGATGGTGACAGCAACGTATACGATACGTTGGTGGTTAAATTAGGACGATATAAAGGTAGCCAATGGTGGTATACAGGTAGTCAGTGGTTAGAATGCCAACAAAAAACAGAGCTTCAGCAAGATCCTTTGTACGACATTGTTGATAGTAACGAAGTTAGTTTTGCTGACTATACTGCTAGTACATTTGCGGGTACACGGGTAATTGGTTATAAGAGAAGTTCTACTAGTACAGCAGATACTGTATTAGGTTTTGGGTTAAGCTATCGTAATTTTGGAACTCAAGGAGATATTGAATTTCAAAACTATTACGACACTGACACATTTACCTACGTCAATGGTGGTGTCACAGTCACAGGTAATGTTAATACTGGTTTTTTAGCTAAAATAGTTGACAGAGATAACATTACGTTTGCCAATGTATGGTCTACAGTAGCTGAATATAGTAAGCAATATCAAATCTTAACCTTTGAATATGATGGCAGTTCGCCGGCATTTAAGTTAGATGTGGCTCCTGTTGCTGAAACTACTATTCCTTATCTAAAAGTTTATGTGAATAATAGGATTTTAAAATCCAATAGCTGGGTATTTGATAGTTCTACCTTAAAGGTAACGGTCAATTCTACGTTAACTATCAATGATAAGATTGATATCTTAGTTTATAGTACTGAAGTTAGTCAGTTAGGCCATTACCAAATCCCAACAAACTTAGATTTAAACTCACAAAATATTGACCTAGACACAGTTACGTTAGGACAAATGCGTAACCACTTAATTGAATTAAGTCAAAATAGTAAAGAGCTAGATGGTAACATATTGGGCACTAGCAATTTACGAGACATTGAAATCAAAGCACAAGGCGGCAACATCTTACAACATAGTGCCCCTGTACCTTACGCAAGTATATTCCTCTTAGATGAGCAAGCAAATCTAATGGACAGTATTCGACTTGCCCAACAAGAATATACCAAATTTAAAAATAAATTCTTAGAATTAAGTACAACCCTACAGGGCATCGATCCTATTGATCCAATTTCAAGTGTTGACTTAATCTTAACCACAATCAACGCAATTAAAAATCGTACATTCCCGTGGTATTACAGTGATATGGTACCGTACGGTCCACTAAAAACTATTATTAATGATCCCGGATACACTATTTTTGATCCGTTAGTTAAAACATACGAAATTACTAATGTGTTTAATGCGTATCAATTAAGCAACCAAGCGGTGCTAGTTTACCTAAACGGAACTCAGTTAATCTTAGGGCGTGACTATACATTTAATACTGATCGACCAGCTATTACTATAGCTGACACTGTTGCGTTGGAAGTAGATGACGTATTGGGTATTTACGAATATTCAAATACTGACGGTAACTATATTCCAGAAACTCCAACTAAGTTAGGTTTATTTCCTAAATTTCCACCAGAAATTTTTGAGGATGATACTTATAGAACACCAATAAATGTTCTTCGTGGACACGACGGTAGCTTAACACCTGCGTTCAACGATTATCGAGACCAATTCCTATTAGAATTAGAAAGTCGAATTTATAATAATATTAAACTTTTTGATATAGGTTCTTATAGTGATATCTATGCTGTACTACCCGGTAAATTTAGAAACAATGAATATTCGATAACAGAAGCTAATCAAATTTTAAGTAAGGGTTTCTTAAATTGGGTAGGCAACAATAAGTTAGACTACAGCACAAACAGCACATACGAAAATAGTGATTTGTTTTCGTGGAATTATAACAATTTTGTTGATCGCTTAGATGGTGAACCACTAGTAGGTGGTTGGAGAGGTATCTATCGTTATTTCTACGATACTGACGCACCGCATCAACGTCCGTGGGAAATGCTGGGCTTTACTGAAAAACCAACATGGTGGGGAGATTATTATGGTCCAGGCCCCTACACAGGCGGCAATCAATTATTGTGGGATGACTTAGAAGCAGGTCGTATTGTAGATGGCGCACGTGCGGGAATTGATTTAAACTTTGCCCGCCCAGGGTTAAGTCAAGTTATACCAGTCGACGAGTACGGTAATCTAAGAAATCCAGCCGAAGCAATAACTAAAGGATTCCAAGCAAATCGTACTAGCGGCAACTGGGTAGTGGGTGACTGCGGCCCTGTAGAAACATCATGGAGACGGAGTAGCGATTTTCCGTTTGCTGTTCAACAGGCTTTGGCTGTGGCTAAACCAGCAAGATATTTTGGTTTGTTAATTGATACATATACCTACAGTACAAACTACAGTTTAGGCCAATACTTGACAGGTAGTAATCACCATATCGAACAAGATAAAATTAATTTTAACGGTGATATTAGTTCAGGTACTGTGGTTCGCAGCGCAGGTTACTTAAACTGGATCGCAGATTATTTAACTAATCTAGGTATAAATCCTAGCGTTAAAATTACACCGCTATTGAAAAATTATAATGTAAATCTTGCCTACAAGATGGCAGGTTTTAGTGATCAAAAATATCTACAAGTGCTAGCTGAACAAAGCTCACCTAGTAGTACCAATGACAGTATTATAGTACCAAACGAAAACTATGAAGTTCATCTACACAAATCGACACCAGTTGATAAAATCACATATAGTGCTGTAATTGTTGAAAAAACAAGTAACGGGTATAGTGTACGTGGTTACAATTTAAGTAATCCTTATTTTACAATTATTCCTAGCGTGGCTAATAACAATTATACCACAGTAAACGTTCTATCTAGTCAAATCAAAGTTTATAATAACTATCAATCTACTAAACTTAGCATTCCTTATGGATATGAATTCCGCAGTCAACAACAGGTAGCAGATTTCTTAATTAGCTACGAGCGTAATCTACTAGCTCAAGGGTTCAAATTTGATCAACTTAACGGTACCTTAAGCGAAATTCAGAATTGGAGATTATCTGCCAAAGAATTCTTATTCTGGGCACAGCAAGGGTGGAACACTGGCAGCATTATAGTATTAAGTCCGGCTATCGGCATAATTAGTGGAGTTACTAATGGTACAATCATTGACGAGATCAATGACAAACAGC